ATCGCCGATAGAAAAGTTCAGCCCTCGCGAGATTTATTTTTTCAGTTGGGTGCCAAAAGTTCTTTCGCGAATAGAGATTTTTTCTTTCGCCGATAGAAAAGTTGAGCCGCCGTCCGATTTTTTTTTGCCCAGAGGTGTCGAAAGTTCTTTCGCCGATAGCTATCGCGGAAAGAAAAGTTGAGCCGTCGTCAGATTTTTTTTTGCCGAGAGGTGTCAAAAGTTCGACCGCCGCCAAAAAAAATTTCCATCTTCTATTCGGAATAGAACATACACCAGCACACATACGCACCATGCCATACCTCCGTCATCTTCAGCGGTCCCGATGGATACCAACATGGTCGGACAAATACGGTGGCTCACACTACAGCATTCGAATCGGCAACGAGGGGAGAAACGGATGCGCCGTCCCAGAGGTCTCCAAACAGGAAGAAAAGGCCATAACCGCATGGTTCGGTCAACACGGTATTCGCCGAGACGCCACCGAGACAAATATATGGTGGTTCATGGAGCGCTTTAGCCACCAATTCGAAATTGGAAATGGGACCGACACTATGGTTAGTGGTGGATACCATTTTAGGATGAGCAAAGACGCGTACAACGCGTTGTTTAACCCCTAGTAGGCGTTTTTTTACGAACACCGCCACCCGGTGTTCGTATGGTCATGGCACGTTTCGGGCGCCGGCCACGCACTGCTTTCTTTGGCACGACTGACACTTTCTTCTTTTTTGGAAAGAAAAAACATGGCATTTTAGTTACGTACATGTCTTTTATATATCCATACTAGAAAACCAGTCTCTCCAAGTCACGCGCGGATTTTTTTATGTGTTTGAGTTTGTCCTGCAATCTCTTCTGTTTGGCGTCGTGCGTGAGTATGAGCCGCCGTAGAATGCGGACGTGGAGCCGCTCCGTTTCGAGGGCCTTTCGAAGTATTTCCTCGCGTTCAAGTACGGGTTCTTCCAGTTGAGTCTCGTAATTCTTGACGACGGCGAGCCGTTCTTTCAATCGGTGGCGCAGAAAGAGAATCTCTAGTTCCGCCGCCATTTTATGTAACTTTAAAATATTTATACTATAAACACGTTGTAGTCGTAAATGGGATGTCGACGGCGGTGCGCACGAGCTGCCACGAGCGCTGTGCACAATATAGCTACTGGTGGACGTATCGGGCTTCGTTTGTGCCCGGAGAGCGTTTTTTGATGAGTGAGTGTGTTCAAAAGTGCGTCCGAGACACGGGGCGACTTATTAAATGCGGGAGGTCCACGCTAGAAAAGGCTCACTCTAAAAAACGGTAGTTGATGCCGGCCTCTTCCAGCATGTTGAACGTCATTTTAAAGTCCTCGCCCCAGCGCGGGTGCTCTACATCGGGCCTTTGCGGCGACACAACGTGCGTGATGCCAGATTGGATGATGGCGCGGCAGCATTCGACACAGGGCCACCAGTTGACATAGATAGTTGCGTCTTGGAGTGGAATGCCCCGGCGCGCTGCGGCGTAGATGGCGTTGCGTTCGGCGTGTTCAATCCATTTGTATTTGAGAGGCCGCGTGCATCGTGCTTCGTGCTTGGCAAGTCCGTCTGGGATGTCGTTGCAGGCCTCGCAGACGATTTCGCCTTGTGCATTGGCGATGACGCAGCCGACTTGCTTGTTCGGGTCGGGACTGCGTTCGGCCACTTGGCAGCAGCGCTCCATGAAGGGCTCCATGGTACGCTTATGTACGCCATGATATATATAGTAGAATATGTGTCTCGAAAGTCAAAAAATCTTAAGTTGATTATATTCTTTTTTCTGAATGGATAAGGTGACACAGAGTATCAAATAAACACCATGTCTACTGAACCCGCAATGACCCCATTCAAGTACCTCAACTTTCGCACCGCTGGCAACTTCAAGCTCGACTCTTCGGCTCACCCTTCCAAAAAGGGCGAAAAGATGTTTCGCTTCAAGACCGAGAAGGGCTACGAACTCAAGACGATGACTCCGCCGGGCGTGTGCCGCTGGGCGCACGTGCACGAGGGTGGCAACTTTGGCATCGGCTACGCGTCGACCAGAAAGGCCGCCCACCTTACTGTGACCTACATCCCGGGCGGCGACGAGAACGAGTTCGTGGATGCCCGCAAAGACTTTTTCGCGACGCAGCGTGCCCAAATTCAAGCCGGTTTGAAGATGATGTGGGACGCCAACGTGTCTGGCGTGCAAGACGCGGCCATTAAGAAGGCGCAAAAATACTACAAGAAGAAGACGCCTGAGGAACAGCTGGAAAAGGCGTACGCCAACTTTTTGAAGGACGCCACGACGCCCATCAAGGACGACGCCGAGCACGGCATGCAGATGACCATTCGCTGCCCGGCCTATACGCTCAATGACGAGCCGCGCCAGTCTCGCTTTGTCCAGGTCAAGAACACCCCCGCTGGCGACGCCTACGTCCGCCTTCCGGCCGAGACCCGCATTCATCACGGCGCTGTCATGTGCGTGCCCTTTTTGGTGCGCCCGTATGCCGTGTCTGCGACGCGCTACGGTGTCACCTACAAGATGATTCCGGACTTTGTGGTCTACTCTACGGGTTCCTCGGCCATGTCCGTGCCCGATTCGGTTGTGGAGAACGCCCGCCGTCCCATCGAGTTTTCTTTCACGGAAAAGAACAACAAGCAGTACGTGAACACCAAGGATAAGGACGGCCATCGCATGTTGACGCGCCTTACGCCGACTGAGGTCAAGTTTACCGACCTGCAGGACGGAACTCTCGGCAAGGTGTCCGGCCACACAGAGAACAACGCCAAGCTCGCCGGCGTCTTGAAGGAGGACCCTTCTGACCCTGAATCGGTCGCCATGTTCGACTACCTCGAGGGCGTGTCCAATGACGCTTTGACGTTTATTCAGAACGAACCCGGCCTACTGACCCGCACCAAGGCGGAGCTGCAAGAGTCTGCCAAGGATTTGGCGGACGAGACGGGAGAGACGGTCGAGTCTACTTTCCGCACGCTACTGACGGACTTGTTCAACAACCCGGTCAGCAAGCGCGAAGACGATGACTACCGCACCGTCAAGATTCAGGCTCGCATGTTTCAGTACGGCACCACCACACGCAACGTCATCCCGCTGCAGGACGAAGAGGGCAACGACATCACGGGCGCCCACATCAACTATGGGGCAAAAATTGCACCGGTCGTGTCTCCGTCCTTTTACTTTTTGGCCGACGGTAACTTTGGCATGCACTGGAACATTGACCTGGGCCGTGGCATTCGCGTCCTGTCCAATCCGGACCGCGAGGCGGCGGGCGGCGGCGTGCTCTACGCCTCCAAAAAGCGCCCGGCGTCCGAGCTCGACGACGCGGAAGAGTCTGCCGCCAAACGCGTGCACGTCGAGGCTTAGAACTTTTTTCTCACAACGTAGTATTGTACACCTATAATTAAACTTAACGCAACCAGTGCATTCAATATAGCCCATCCGGCCATATCGGTCACGTGTATTGTAATCCAAGCGGCACCGACGAGCACAAGAGAAGGCCACGTCTGGTATGCCAGCATGTAGGTCTGTTGCTTTATGTTTTTCGTCGCGTCCGCCTGTGGCAAAAGAGCGGCGTTGGCCATGAGGGCGATGGCGAAAAGGGGCGCGTTTGTCAGCACGGCGGCCAATACGTGTTCACGCTGCTGCACGAGCACGCCCACGCCTGCCAGAAGCGCCAACGTCACAATGTTCACGATAATGACATAGGACCATGTAAGTTGGGTCGCCACCATGTTGAGATGCTGCGGGGCATCCGCGATATTCAGTATGTTGAGGGCAAAAGCCGCCGTGCCAAAGACATACACGGACGTTTTTGTGACGTCAAAGGTACAAATGGCCCACGTGGCGCCTCCCACTACGACGGCCGCGCCAGTAGCTACGGTCCAGCGACGGCACCACAAATGGGACCGGAACCGCTGCTCGCGTCCATTCTGACAACATAGAAAGACGTGAAAAGCGTTTAAAAACACGACGGGAACGAGACACGTCGCCCACGTGTATTCGAGGGTCTTGACGAGTGCATTGTTGTCTTGATGGTCGGCCACAAACCATTGTGCCAAGAGTACTAGCAGTTTGCCGGGAATCCACGTGGCGACGACTCCCCAGCGTCCACCATGGTGTACAACATACAACAGTGCATTAAATGCAATAATACCTACGAGTGCTGAAATAAAATCCATATGGTTGTATAAATATTACCTAAATACTTTGAAATGCTACAAGGCGAGTCTGAAAAACTCCTGGCCGGGCGCCTTCAGAAATTGGAAGACGGTGTCTCTGTACTGGATACGCGCGTCGCTGCTCTGGACGATAAAGTCTCTCACGTCATCCAGATGAATTCGGAGCTTATGATTCAAAGCAATGAAAATTTTCGCAACATGCGCGACCAGCTCGACGAGCACCGGTCCGAGCTCAAAAAATCCATTCGTCAGCTGCGCGGCAATTTTAGTTCACGGTGCCAGTTGATTGGCGTGGCCGTTGGACTGACCGCTTGGACCATCTTTATGGCATGGGTCATGTGGTCTTAAATGTCATAAAACCAATCGGTGCTCAATAAACTATTGACAGGTGTCGCATCTGTGACGTACACGATGTATTCAGCGACGCCACAGGCGTTTTTGCCGCGTTCGAGATACAAGTAGCCATTATCTCTGCCCCAGTCGGGCCCCCATGAATTTTTAATAATCCACGCGTCGTCGGTGTAGCCGACGATGGTCACGGCATGGTCGATGTCGGTCGTACAATAACTCGCCTGAAAAACGCCGTCGTTGTAGTTTTCCATCGCAAGAGAACTCGAATCAATCCCCACAGCCACCGGCCCGTACTTGTGCAAAAGAGCTGGGATTTGGTCTTCGGCATGCGGGTCATCCTCGCGCATCAATACCCGGTAATCGTTGACGCGAAGTCGCGTGTGCATAGGGCGCCCCGGACAGTGCGTTTGACGCTCCAGATAAGGCGCGTCCGACAGTGTAATGACTGGGTGGTTTTTGGCGTACTCGAATACGTATTCCATGAGACCGCCGTCGCAACCGACGTCTGGCCGTCCCCAGCCAGACGTACAGTCCATCAACGATTGTGGGCTCAGCGGTGTCAAACGTCCCGTCTCGCGCGCCAGCCAGTACTCGAGCACCGCGGCAGACGCGAATGCAAAACAGTCGCCGCAGTCGCCCTGGTCCATGACGGGACTCACGTAACCATTACTGCGCCAATCCACCGGGCCGACGCCCGGAGACGTTAGCTTCACGTGGCGTCGGTCGTCCTTCCGAGACACGCCTTTGTGGTGGGACAGCTGCAGCGCCACGTTGGTTTGCAGGCGAAAGCGGTCCGACATGGACGTCAGCCCGAACACATTGTCGCCCAACTCGTCGATGGTGCGCCGCGACTCGGCCACCTTGCTTTTACGCAGAAAAAATTCGGTTTTATGGGCGTAGTCGCGGTTTTGTTCGTGCATGTAGTCACACATCCACGATTCGTGATTGTTTGTTCGGCAATCCTGGGCGTCAAATCCAATAACCAGCGGTATCAAAAATAATAATAAAAACATATGCGAGTTGACACATACGAACGACATTTAAATACTAAAAAATGTACACTCTTCCTTGGCGTCGCCCCCAACCCACAGAAGAGTGGGTGACAAAATCCGTCCCCGCCTACACCTTTGGGGCGCACACGGTTCGTCCGTCTGCAAAAGACCCCTCGCAGCGTGTCGTCCTTTTCTACCCCAAAGACAACGCCGTCATCGATGCAGACCCAAAGGCGTTGCAAGAGACCTACCACGACCCACCGGCATGGCTTGCCGGCGACTGGCTGGCGATGAAACAGGCCGGTATACCTCTGTCGCCCTTTGCCCAGCGAGGACTTGACCAGGCACTGCGCCAATCTTCAGCGGTGCGCTGGCTGGCGTCCGTCAAAGGCATGGAGCTACCCCCTGGCCATACGCCCTGAGATACGCCTGCACGTACTGCATCGACGCAAGGACGTCAGGGAGCGAATGGACATAGTCCCAGCGCCCCGTGGTAGACCAAGTGACAATGCGCGCGTTTTCATACAAGGTATCCCCGGGTGATTCGCCGAGCGCACACGCCAGTTGACGTAATTCCCACGCCAAGCGGAGTAGTTTTTTGTTTTCGGCAGAATCCATCGCACAGGCGACGCCTACGTCGCGAAGACGCGTTTTTATCATATTGATGACGTACAAAATATCGTCAATCATTCTCGCTTGGCGAGGGCCTACTTATAGATAAAATCCTAAAAACAATAAAAGGTTGTGTATTTATCCTATTCACTTTATGAGTACATGTCGTTTTTGGTGACCTATTCCCCCGAGAGTTTATGGCGGCGCACGGTGCGGCTGTTAAACGGTTTGTTCCAAGAAAAACCCAAACTCGCGACAACGCCTCAGTCGTACTTTGTCGCCACACTGCATATTCACAATCTTATTTTACAAGACTTGTCCGAAGTCTTTGAGCCCCCGGCGCCAGACGAGGAGGAAAACACGCCGACGATGGAGCAAATTCACGCGTCGTTGGTCCGTGTCGAAACCGTATTGCTGGGTACTTCAAAGGCCGAGGCCTATCCAAAAACCATACGTGGGTGTTGTGACTACACAGACCATCTGACACGCGCCCTGTACTCGTCCAAACGCCACTGTGTACTCCTTTAATCTCCGTCTTCGTCTTCTTCGCTTTCGCTACCGCCGTCATCTTCGCCTTGGACAGGTGGAGCCTGAGGCGGAGCATCGGGTTTGCGCGACGGTTCGGCGGGTATGTTTGTCGGGTCGAAGGGCAACGACGCATTTCGCGCCGCGCACTCGACATACGTCTCCCACGGCATGACGCCGCGCTGGTAGTGCACGTACAAATCATCGTTCGACATGAAAGGTGTCACCGGGAACGAAATCTGAACCTGGAGGCGTTTCTTCAGAGCGTACATGGCGCCCACGCCCATTTCACGCTTGCGCTTTTTGGAATTCATGGACTTTAACAGCTGCTTTTGTATGTCTTCGGCGTATATAATATTGTACACGTGTTCGCAAGCTTGTTGTATGTTTTTTTTCCACCAGAGTATTGTTTTCATAAATGTTTGGTGCGTCCCTTCGCTGTCTGATTTATGAGGCGTGTCCGACATAATGAGTGACCTCGGCACACCCAACACACCGCAGACGACATCCTGGAACATTTTGTACTGGTGCACAACATCCCCGCGGCCGGTATGATGTGGCGTATTCGTTATTTTTTGTCCAATGGGTAACGTGACGACATTTTCAAGGGCCGTCCCGGCGCGCGTGGGCGTATTGACGTCTCCGGCGAAAAAGGCATTGTAGAGCTGCTGCTGCTGTGCAAGTTGCTGCACGTTGGTGCGATTGCGGTGAAATTTGGTCGCATCGTCGCTAGATTGCATGTCGCCGTCGGCATAATAGTCGTACTGGATGCCCTCGGTGTTGCTCGTGCGCGTCTCGGCGACTTCGGCCAGTAGCATGGGGTTCGCACGGTTGGCCTCCATACGCACCGACGTGCCGCGCAACATGTTGATATATTCAATCTCCGGAATCAGAACGGACACCGGGGACGTAAGACGACCCGCCAGCGTTGGCGAATACCCAAACTTGTCAAACACGAGCGAATTGGGAATGGGCTCGTTTTGCGCGTCAAGAAGCACGTAGGAACGCAGCCCTTGTTCTTCGATGACGGAAATTTGGCACGAATTGGGCTCCATGACGACGGGAATATGCAGACCGTCGTCGAGTTCGACGATACGCACGGCCACAAGCCCCATAATCAAGACGCTGTCCACCATTTGCTCACAGAAAGGCAGCCAATAATCATTCATAATTTCCTGCATGTGCGGGTCGGGACGAATGCGGCCGCGACGGTGCGAGAAGAGAATGCCGTTTGATAACAAATTATGCTTGATGATGTTTTTGCACATCATGACGGCCGTACACGTGCGCGCCACGTTGGCGACTTTGGCGATTTCACGCCGCGATAATGTTTTACCATGGTGTTCCATTTTGTCTCATGAAGTGGGTTTAAATAGTAGAAAACCAACTACCATCCACAATGGATATAGCGTGCTGCCACATGCACGTCTCTCGCGCGTCGCGCACGACTCGCGTCTTTGGCGTAAACGTTTGGCCCGACACGTACTTGAGCGAAAAGGGATAGTAACGACGCACCTTCTTTTCCGTTCCGGCGTACGATTCGCTGCACAACACGCTCTTCTTCGCAGCGCCCGTGATGACCGCGCGAGCATTCAAAGCCGACCGGACCTTCATATTCGGGTCACAGAAAAACACATATTTTTCCAGCATCGGTTTTTCATCCAATAACACGTTGCGATTCGTCAATACGGCATAATCATTGTCATTGCACACGCGTTCCAAGGTCGACGCCACGTGGCGCACCGATACGCGCCAGTAGACGTCATCAAGACTCTTGGCATCCACACTCGTAAACATAGTGTCGTCCTCTATCGTGGGCTCTACAAAACGCACAGGCGTCGCGTCTCTTAACGTCCAAATGACGAGACACGCCAATATAAATATTCCAGTACTATAAATGCAACACAGTTGCCAGCGCGGACGCGGTTCATCGCGTCCAAAGGCAGTGCGTCGGCGGCCACAATGTTGTTGTCTCATCCAGCTCGGTGAACGAATCGACCGTATATATACACGGTTCGTCACGTCAGAATCGTGGATGCAATCAGTACCCATCATTGTTCGAGAACCACGGCGCGACTTTAAGCGCGTCAAAAAATATGCCGAAGAATCCAAAAAGGCTTTAGACGAAAAAATAAAAGATTTGGAGGACTTGGAAGGGTCTGACGACGCCCAACTCGCAAAAGCCACCAAGTTAAGAAGAGACTTGAGCGGAAAAGTCGACCCCGACGACGTTCCGAACGCCGTCGACAAGGCCTTGGACCAAAAAGTGTCGTACAATGACATTCGCATGACAAAATACGACTTAGAGCGCCTGGAAAACCTTCGCGCCGACATTCAAGAAGACATTGACGCGTTGAGCGACGATGACATTGACGCATTGCCCGCCGAGACGCGTGACTTTCGCACTCTGTCTATTCGTCAAGTGAAACAGCACATTCACTGCAGTCATGATGTCGACGATGACGATTTGGACCTGTACCACTGGGAACTTCAATCAAGGTCCCACCCGTTTCAAGCCTTTCGCAAAGCAGATGGCTCCATCGTCAAGGGACTCCGCAGCCTCAACCCGTACGCGACCTCCGGACAAGTGCGCCTCGTCTACACGGATAACGACGGCCAAGTGATTTCCAACGTTATTTCGCTCGACAACGTGCGCCGAAACCTGACCCGGGCCGCCAAAGCGGCGTCCTACAGATATCAAGACAACGACCCGACATTCCTAGAGGCCGTGGACAACGTTTGGGAACGCATACTTGGCGAACTGGACGCCTCCGACGAACAAGTCCTCAACCGTACGGCGTCCAGCAGCGTTGGCTTTAGTCTTCGCATTCAACCGTCGCGCGACTACGGACGTCCCATGCGGTTGGACCAAGGCGTGCCTTTCAGTTTGCGCGTGTTTCGCGACCGTGTCCACAAGTTGTACGCACATTTCGATAAATCCGTGGATGACATTCGCGCACTGGACACGTACGACGACATTATTCCTATGGTCGAGTATGTCGACCCGACGATTCGGCTCAACAAAGCCGGTAAGACCGACGCGCTCCGTAAAATTCAGCACGGTAAAAACATGCGCCTCGTGCTGCCACCCTTTGATGATGACTCCAGCGGCGGCGGCAGTGGCAGCGGCGGTGGCAGAGGCAGAGGCAACGGTGCAAAGAGTAGAGTTCCTCCTCGACCTCGCCCGCAGGTCCAGAAGCGTACCCGCGCCCCGAAGCGTCCGCAGCGCTCAAGGCAGGCGGCAAGCGCAGCTCCGGGCGTGTTAACACTGGCAAGCCTTCGAGCAATGGCAAGCAAAGGCGACATTTTGCAGCTCACACCTAACAGTCGTAGAAAAAAGGTACCCATCTATTTCGTCAGGTACTTTGATGATGATATTGAATTTGTCGGGGAAAACGGTAAAAACAAACGTAAAGCGGGCCTGAAACATTACAAGACAAGTGGAAAACCATGGGCTAGCTTCCAGAATGACGACGATGTTATAGGAGACACAACTGCCGAGTCGGAATCACTTCTTGCGGCTGTCATCGCATCGGGACAACCTCTGACGGCGAAATTGCTGGGCGCATTCGGACTAGGCACGAAACAGACAGGTTCCGATAATGATAGCGTGGTGAGCGACGCCAGTGACTTGAGTACTGTCAGTGCAGCTGTGGCCCTCGACAAAAATATGCTTCCAAAACTCCCAGCCAACCCAACGGTGGCAAAGCTAGATGCATATGCACGAGATTTAATCGCCGCTGCAAATTCTCGCAATCTAACAACCAAAGAAGTCGCCGATGTGTTGGAATTACAAGGCATTGACGAAGACGTGCTTCCCGACGATAACAAATCTGTACAAGAATTTGTCAAGACATGGGTCGACACTCAAAAGGGTCTACTTCCCGTGGCTGCACCGGCGTCTGCCCCGTCGTCGTCTGGTGTCGTCCCCGTCGCAATGTTCTGGACAAATAGACCCCTGAAGACCATATTTGACCAAGGTCAGAAGCCCGAAAGTGGCAGAACATACGTCGCGCGCAAGTATGTCGACGCGCGCCGTTACGAATTTCTAGTCGAGCCCACTCAGAACGGCAAAGTGGTCGTTCGCATGCCCGGTAATCGAATTCAAGTGTTCAAAAGTCGCAAAGAGTTCGAAAGTAACAAGAAGATACCAGGAGAGACATTGACGTACTACCAACTCTTTAACCGTAAAAAGGGTGCGGTGACGCGTGTAGAGATTTCACCGGCCGCTGTACGCAGCGAAATCGCCGCGGCTTTGGCGGCCGCGGCCAGTGTTTCCGCCGGCGACGGTGACCTTGTCTTTTTGGCAAACAATCGTCCCGTCGACATGGCCGCCGCCGAAGCGAGATATGATTCGGAAGATATGGCCGTCGCCGTGCACCCAGATGCCCATCTGAGCACATCAGAGTCGGAAACGGAGGAGCCCCTGCTCGCACCGGTGCAGCGTGCGCAGAATGCATCTCAGTATCTGAGTACGTCCGAGTCAGAGTCTGAAGAGGAAGAAGAAGCACCGCGCGGCGACATTACCAAAATGATGTCGTCGATGCCCGCCGAATGGTCGTCCACCGAAGACGAACTTGAATTTGCCGAGTCCTCGGCCGGAGAAGAGGACGACGCTCCCTTTGAAGCGCCAGTGAGCAACACGCTGGAATCTGTGCAGGAATCGTCAGGTCTGGACTTTGCCGCCTCTTCGGCCACGGACACAGCTTCGGAAACGTCCGAGACACCTATCACCGCCTCCTCTGGGTTGGATTTCGCAGAGTCTTCCGCCGTCGAGACGGGTTCCTCGGGCGTGGAGTTTGCGGCATCGTCGGCAGTGGATACGGCTTCGGAAACGTCCGAGACGCCCGTCGTACAGAACGTTGCGAGCTCGTCGGGCGTGGAGTTTGCTGAATCGTCGGCAGTGGATACGGCTTCGGAAACCTCTGAGACGCCCGTCATGCAAGACGTTGCGAGCTCGTCGGGTCTGGATTTCGCTGAATCGTCCGCGGTGGACACGAGCAGCTCTGGCGTCGATTTCGCCGATTCGTCGGCAGTAGAGTTTGCGGCGTCGTCGGCTGTAGACACGGCTTCGGAAACGTCCGAGACACCGGCCATGCAAGACGTTGTGAGCTCGTCGGGTCTGGATTTCGCCGAATCGTCCGCGGTGGACACGAGCAGCTCTGGCGTCGATTTCGCAGAGTCGTCGGCGGCCGAGACAGGAGTGGAATTTGCCGAGTCGTCGGCGGCCGAGACAGAGGACGAAGACATGTGATAATTTAATAAAAAGTACATATAAAGGTTCGTTATTCTAAATAAACATCATGCCTCATAAAATTATGTTAGCGTTCGTTCGAAGCGATAGCGATATCCTCGAGTCGTCGTGGTTGAACAGGGCCGCCGCGTCTCTCGCAAAGACGTCCGACGGCTCGACCCCCTTTATTCACGCCGAGCTGCTGTTCGTACCTCCCGAGGAAACCACCTCCGAAACATCCGAGAGCGTCAACGGCGAAGCAATGAGCATCGTGTACTCGGGCACGGTGCATCTCGAGAAAAAGCGTTTTTCGCGCAAAGAGTGGTTTTTTCGCTCCATGGAGTGCACCAAAACACAATACGAGTCTATGTTGGAATTCGCACGCGAGCATAAAGGAGAAGGCTTTAATCACATGGGTTATTTTATGTTTTGGTCACCGTTGCGGCCGTCGCCCATGTTTTACACTTGGTTGGGGATGAAACCGCGCTGGTTTTGTTCCGAGATTGTGGTGTCGGCGCTGAAACACGGCGGTCTGCTGGCGGATGACGTGACACCGAGCATGCACCCAAACGAGTTGTACAAGCTCGTGCAAGGAAACTCCATGGCAGACTGTGGTCGCAATCTTAAGAGTGTCACGTTAAGCTTTGTTTGAGATGCCCCGAACGACGGAGACGCGCCATACGCCCCACGCCGCGAGAAAACACCCCACGTAGAAACACGCTTGCTGTATGCCATTTAGCGTGGCCATGTTGTCATAGACCACAATCCCCGACAAAATGGTGAAGAGAAACCACGCCGTTTGGTACACGAGAATACAGTAGGACGCGTCGTATTTCGCAAAGGCGCGGTTGAGCCACGCAATGTGCACGACGACCGAGCTCGCACACAAAAGGATGGCGGCTACGAGCACGTCGTAACGCACGGTCAGGCGGTGCTCTTCCATGGCATTTGAGATGGCATACGCGATGTACTTGCCCATGCATACGTTCTGGGCCCCTAGTGCGCCGGCGATGAACGGATATCCGAAGCGCTCCAGTTTTCTGGACAGCTGGGCGTAGTGGAGAACACGCTCGAGTACCATGAATATGCACCAATTGGCCACAATGTAGACGCAGCTTTTGGTGCGTTCGATGAGTTTGGGCGGCGGCACGGTGGACTCGGTGCCAACATTGACGGAAATGGCCAGAAAGCATCCAACGACGACCCAGCCGACGGCGACCCATTCGTCGCGTTCCAGCGACTCGCTCAGAATGATACGCGTGACAAATAAATTAATAATAATGCTCAGGCACCCAAAGACCCCGACTGTCGATGGTGTCAACCACGTGAGAGCGAGAAAGTCGAGGGTCGAGGCCGCGGCGGATAGGAAAAGCGCCAAGACAAAATACGGTCGACATAGTACGTGTGTCGTCAGGGGTTGCTTGCGACGTATGCGACACGTGCGCGGGTCTTCAAAATGCGTACTATGTTGGGCGAGTTTTTGAAAGTTCATTGAAACCGAAGATGAGATGGAGGCCATGAGTAGCAAAATGTAACCAACAACCTCAAATACAATCATAAAACATAAAAGAATACAGTTGTGTTTATATATATCAAAACATAGAATCCAATCTATCTTGGCCTCGGCGCACGTGGCACGCGGCGCACAAAGCGACCATGTCTTAACATATTCAGCACCACGTGCCATGAAAACGGCTGGCGACAAGCATGGCACAAATTCATGCAGTATTCCCCCATTGTATCCCAGTCGTTCGCTTGAAAGTGTGCCCTCGGAAAGAATTCGCGCACGCGCCGGTGAAATTGAATCCAACTGTGGGCCGTGGACAAGTCCATGACATCTGCCAACGTCCACTTTACGGGTTCCACGACACAAAGTCGAATATCCACGACGCACATGTTCTCCATGAACGCAAGGCAAGCAGGTGGCGGCCATGAATCCATCGCTTCTTCCAGCCTCTCATAGTCCAAGTCGCGCAATTCGGACGGGTCGACTTCCTCGACTTCCTCGTCCGACGATGGTTCCCACTCGTCCGATTCTTCAGGGTGATACGCCATGGCCCAAAGTTACCACGAATATACGTCTCTTAATTTGTACTACAAATACAACACTCGAATATTTATTAAAAAATATAATCGTAGCATATGAAAGATATATCGACGGATGTACTTCTATTGCTCATAGAATATTTTTCGTTGGTCGACCGTTACAGATGGTCGCAAGTCGCGCGAAGTTTCGTCATTCGGAGCGACGAGTGGCCCGTCATCGGTCGTCGCTGTTTTAAACTAGCCAACGCCACGCGTGACCGCATTCGGCGCCTCTGTGCGCGCGACTTTGACGCGTCGTTGCTGGTGGAAAAGCGCCCGGCGCATCTGTGGTCGACGTACATGGGCGAACCGCTGCGTCTTTTTACGCCCTGGTGCAGTTTGCGCCACAGCGGGACCACGGACCGCTGCCTGTACTTTCACGTACACGACGACGAATTCGTGCGCACGCTGCGCACGTGGGCCTACGACTACGGACTTGGTGTCGCGCATGCATCGCGACGCCATGTCAAGCTTTGCATATGGGTGCAGCGGCGCAAACGCCTGATGTCCATTTATCGCACGCACCACGGACGAGTGCAGCGCCGCGCACTGCATGCACACATGGCGCGACGCGCCATGGGGACCAAACGCGGCCTGACGCGGGCCATGGTGGAATTTAGGATTTGGAAGGACGACATTCGGCCGTTTGTGCGCCACCTGGAGTTTCGCGACGTTTGACACGCACATATCTGCGTTTTGACGTCTGTTGCGTGTTTTGCGCGGGCGCATCGCGTGTTCGTTTGACAGAGGCAGTCCCTTGGAGTCCCGACCAATATTGGACAAGGTTATTCATGTTTGTCACGGGTTGCGACATTTTATGTCCATCATCGTTGGCTTAAATACGCCTCTCCGGGAGTTCTTGCACGGGGACGCGTTCGAAATAGTCGGAATCTTTGATAAAGCACCGGTGTGCCAATTTGTGCAGGGAAGGATGCGTGACGGCGAGTCTTACGACGATAAACGTGGCAACGACATCAACACTATATTGATATCGCGATGTCAGGATAAGGGCGGTCGTCAGCACGACCCACGCGCGCGAAACCGTCCACGTGGCCCACGACCAGCAGCGCGAGGTGACGAGGTCGTCGGTCAATTGTACAAAAATAAGAAGTTGGGCCAAGTCGGACGACCACAACATATTGCCGCACGTTCTTAGCGGATAACGCCAAAATATCCAGGACGTATCTTCGCCGCGTGGAATGTCGTACGTCTCCAAACAATTCGGCGTCGAGTCGGGAACAACCGTCATAAGTTGCGCAATGGCAAACGACGGGACGAGTACCATTTCGGCAGTTACGACGCGCGTCAGTTGTTCGTGCGTACCCACAAAACACCACAAAATAGACGCCAACCCTACCCATCCAAAGGTACACACGTCCACAAGGTCGCGCACGGTAAACATATCTTGCGCCGGAAGTTCGTGGCCGCCAAACCAATCGATAAATAGACTATCGTGCAACGGGGCCATCGAGGTGCCATTTTTAGCATAGACCGTCTGGCGCCAAGAAATCACATTGGACAACACGACATTCAGATACACGAGAACGACACATATAAACAGACAACGGAACCAACGAAAGCGTTTCATCATTATGGATTTTGAAAACATACTATATACTTTATTTTGATAATGTAAATCCATGAATTCTACGTCCAATACGACGTCCGCCGTAACAGAGAGCGACCCATGGGTCGAGTCTGGCGCTTTAGTATATGTCGCTATTACAGTGGTTGTCAGTGCGGCCGTCATTATGTGCTGCAGTTGGTTCCTGGTGCATAATGAAACAACGAAACGCTGCTGCGAGACCTATTGCGGGCGCAAAAAGAGATACACAGAAGTCGACGACGACGACGAAGAGGAAATCGAACTCAACGGCACGTTTGATGGCGACACGTTTGAGGAAGCAGTGTCCAAAAATGAAACAGAAACCTTTGAAGATGAGCACGGAAAGCTTGAAGACGACACGAGTGCGTTCACCATCGACGATGCGAGTTCATCCGGGGCAGAAGACGACGACGAGTTAATCGCCGCCGCTGTGTAGTTCCTTTATTTCATTCAACGCGGCGTATATCGCCTTTAGTATTGGTTCCATGCGCGTTGCAAGCGTTCGCACCGTCTTCTCTTGCGACACTGGAAGTAGTTCGGTGTGCCATTCGTGTACCTGTTGTATCTGTTGATAAAGTTCGTCCATGAGTTTTGTTGTGTCACGCGGCGGTAGATAAGATCCGTTTATTAAAAAAGGTATTTAATGTGTTTATTTCCTGCATATGTATGGACATTCACGTCTTTGTTCTATCGACCATGTCTGCGGACATGACTCGACAAAATCTCGAAGGATACGGATATACTTTTGACACGCGTCCTTCCATTCAAAAATTCCGATGGACACCTGCTCACCGGTCCGGTGTCACCGTCTGCCTCTGGATATGTACCATGCATCCACTCTGCACGGCTCTTGCCGCCTCACTCGTCCCTTACATGGACGCGTGTATATTATGGTACCACGACCACGACGCCATGTCTTGTATGCGCGTGGAAGGGGGCATGCGCCTGCTGCAGCAAAAGGGCGTGCCTTTGTCTATATTGGCGTCGGTGACCCCGCGCGTGGAGCAGAGTCATGCGTCGCGCGTGCGCCGGCACTTTGACGAACACGGGTTTGAGTACCGGCGCATTACGGGAACGTTACTAGTCGCCTTAGATACAAGTCTAGACACGTACATGTCGACTGCAAAAACATTAGTTTAAAAAAAAAAGTCATTATCCTTTACGAAGTACTGCATGAAAGGTTGTGTTACGCTGATGTCCTCGTCCTATATTCTGAGTCAACGTGCCCATGAATGATTTTTCTATCAGCCACCCGTTATGAATAGCCCATTCCACGATTTCGAATACTGTGGCTATGACGGTGCCACACCCGCGCACCGATAGTTTGTCCACGTCGTCTCCAATTTGACGAATATAATGCTGCGCCTCGTCGTCACGTCGCACCGTGAATTCCACCATGGTCGTCGCTTTCGAAACCACCACTTTCAAAATCGCCGTCTTTGTCTCCGACGCCTCGATGTTGACCTCGACTTTGTGTTTGCGCCGACGGAACACGTCACAGGCAAAAACGAGCGCCGTTGCCTTGGACGCTGGCATGGTCGCCAAAAAATGGTTGCGCGTGGACAACACCTCGTTAATTTTGTCGACCCACGCTTGCTTATTCATAATGTTCTTGTGAGCAGGAATCTATATAGTCTATTCATGCAAATGCGGTGTGGATTGCTTCTCCGGACGGGTCGAGGCATTTCTGGAATTTTTCGTGCCAGGTCGATGCGTCGCCCGTGGAACATGCGATAGAATCGGCCGAAAAAAGTACCGTCTTTTCTGAATCGCGCTGAGGAAATTGGGCAGCAAACAAGTGGCGGTACCAGTACGCCTCTTTGGTAGTGGGCGTGTTGTGCGGAAAACGCCGCTTGGCACGTGTCATCATGTCGTCCGAGACGAATTGTTCGGCGTGTGCCTTGAGCGCCATGATGTGACCCGCGCCGACGGCATCGGAAAATTGCGCCTTGGTGCGGTCGACGACACACGCGGGAATACGCCGGCGAAACACGTCACGCAACCACCATTTTTCAGGACGTTTGCCCTCGGGATGGGTGCCAGATAATTTGTAGCGCGGGTGCAACTGATTCATCGCAAAGTCGACCACCGCACGGTCTAAAAACGGCACGCGCGTCTCGACGCCCCAGTCTCCCATTGATTTATTGGCACGTGCGCAATCGTACGAGTGTAACTGCTCGATTTTGCGGACGCATTCGTCCACCATGTGGCGTTCGGACGGGCAGTACAGGTTATACAGGTACCCGGCAAAAAGCTCATCGGAACCCTCACCGCTCAATACCATTTTGATGCCACGGCGCCGAATGGCACGTGCCAGTAGCCACATGGGTGTCGATGCTCTGATTGTGGTCACGTCGTACGTTTCGACGGCTCGAATAACCTCAAGGACTGCCGCGACCGCTTCTTCCACCGTGTATATGACTGAAGTGTGATGTGTGCCGAGCTCATTCGCCACCTGTTCAGCCCAGTGGACGTCCGGGGAATCCCGAAGCCCCGTGCAAAAAGTGTGCACGCGTGGGTAGTCAGGCCTTTGTGTAGCAAGGCGACAAGCGAGCGCTGCAACAATGGTGGAATCGAGTCCGCCTGAGAGAAGAACCCCCCACGGCACGTCGCCAAGCGTGATGCGCTTTTGGACGGCAGCAGTCATGATTTGCACGAGTCTGTCGGCGTCGGGAAGCACCAGTGACAAATCGGCCCATGGGTTGAACGGTGGGGTCCATGCGGTAAAGGTCGGCGCACTTCCGACGGCACATTCCGTGGAATACCCTGGTGGTACGACTTTGGTCGCCATGTTTGCCGGAATGGCCGCCAAAAGCGACGAAAAACACATGCCGTCTTCTCCCACGCCCATGTACAGGGGTGTGACGCCAATTGCGTCGCGGGCCACGATGAACGTTTTGCGTACCTTGTGGTAGGCCACAAAGGAAAAAATGCCGTCCATATGACACGGCGCCAGGGGTCCGTGTTTCTCGAGCAGGGGTGGTACAATGTAGCAATCCGTCGTGTTTTCACACACTCCGGCGTTGTATATTTCACCGTTGATGACGAGAACCCAATCTTTCCACAGAATGGGCTGTGGTCCGGCCTCGGGCTGTACAATGGACAGTCGGGTGTGTCCCATGAACACGTTGTCTCCGGCCCACGTGCCGGTTTCGTCGGGGCCGCGGCGGCGTAGTGTGTCGAGAGACGGCACGGTCGAACCGAAGAGTGCTAGAATACCACACATGCGTTTTATAAAAAAATCACAAACTATTATAGATGTTTTCGTGTATGTATTGGATTTTTTATGTGGTACAAGTGACTAGTTTTTTGGTCGGAGGCGCAGTATCGTCATCACTGCTGTCACGCATGCGTTTCTTGCGCATGGCCATTTCTTTCACAAACGTATTGGGATACTGTATGGGCGGACGTGCATAGGTCTCGGCGCCAATGCACTTTTGCATAGTCTCTGTCGGCGTATCTACCGCTTTGCCGATGCGTTTACTCAGACGTTTCGCGACGTGTTCGTCAATGTCGCAATCGATGCTGTACCCAGAGCTCTTGCGCGTATTGGCCGTCTCTTCGGGGGTCTGCGTAATCCAACGCGACGTTGACGTGTTCCACAGTACGTTATGATAGTCCAGGCCCTTTCCACCGGCAGTACGCTCGATGACTTTGAAGGCGTGGTACCACTTGGGCCCAAGTAGCGTGGCCGTGATGAGCCGTTTATTGTCGGAATAGGCGTGCGTTTCCGCCGCGAGCGTATCAAACACGCTGTCGGAGCTGTCGCAGGCGTGGGCGAGGATGTGGTGCATATGGATGAACACCCCTTCGTGCGTAATAATGCACGACGTATGCTGGCGCTCACTGCCCGAGTCATTGGGAACGGGGTAGTTGTCTGTCGCGACGTCTGCTCCGACCGTCTTGGGTCTGAAATTGCGGCACCGTATGGTGTGTCTCGTCATACGATTCAGAAAGTCTTCAATGTTATTCGTCGAGGTGCGGCCCTTTTCAATGGGCATGCGCGAACTGACCTTTTTGGCCAGTTGGCGAAGGCGCGGCAGCTTGAGGTAGTTGCAGCCGGTTTCCTGGTTTGGCGTGCACGTCGTCGGGTTGGCCTTTTCCATGAGCCAAATGGTATTGAGAATCTTGTGTTCAATGGGTGACCGAAACTGGTCGGCAAGCAGCGACAGGGTAAAGATGACCATTTCCTCCGTCACGCGCAAGTACGGCTCCAAACTGGGCACGTGCTTTTCCTCAAACTCCTCGCCGTAGTGTTCACCACCGGGCATGTTAAACACAGTTTCGATGGCCGTCACGATAGCCTGATTGCGAGCGAAAATCTTGACGCGTTCCCAGTCGCGCGGCCCGGGTCGAATAATCGAGTTCTTCGACATTTTGGATTTGAACCGTGGGATGAGAATGTTGCAGGCCGTCGTATCCACGTCGCGAATGACACCGCACCAAATGTTTTTCTCCACGAGAAAAACACGGTACTGTTCCTCCATACCTTCGCGGAACATGCGCTTGCGATGTGCCTTGTCCGCAGTTGACATCATGCGCTCGCCATTCATACAGTCGTCAATATCGCGACCGGGGCGGCGCTGCTGCTCGAAATTGCCCCAAAAGAAGCGCGTCTTGAGCGCCTCTTCGACTTCGGACGGTGGGTCGTTGGTCGCCCCCATCCAGACGCCAACGCACTCGGATTTGGTGACGCGTGACGACCGTTTGCCGGTGGCTTCGTCCATGCACCAGGTCTTGCATGTGACCTCTTGGCGCGTGAGCTTTTCTTTGAACATCGCCTCCTGACTCGAGTCGGCGTTGGGGTTCTTGGACGTGCGAAACATCCCAGGCGGTGCCTCGTGACACACGGTACAGACGTCGTTCTTGTTGCCGTCCACGGCGTCCGATTTGCCCGTTTGATAGCTGAGCACCTCGACCGAACCAGGAATTGACATCCACTCCATCAACTTGAACAGAAACGACTTGGATGTCGCACCGTCGCCGGCCTGGAAGCAGTTGAAGTGCAGCCCGAAGTCGCGCCGAAAGGCGTCGTAGCGCGCGTGTTGGACCAGGTACATCATGCGGTGCGCGGTGGAGATGAGATAGTACTGTTCGTACCCCTCCATGAGAGCAATCACACGGTTGGCAAAGACGCTGAGGGTGGGGTCTGTGATGACGTGCTCGATGCTCATGGCGTTTTTCTGGCGCCACATGAGAATTTTGGACCCGACCTCCGAAATGCAGGCATCTGGGTCCAAACACTGCGTGTCCATTGCGCGACAGGCCCAATCCTGGTAATCGACGTACGCCTGCTCATACGCTTCTGTACCTTCCAGAGGAGCACACGTCGCCATATAGGTCGCCTTGGCCTGTGTGGCCAGCTCGCTGAAAGCCGAACGGTCTGCCATACCCTGCAGACGCGCACGCTCGATATCTTGCGGCGTGCGAACGTCGTACTCGTTCTGGCAATCGGGGTCATAATTGTTTGTACCGAGGACCTTGGGCGGCAGTGCCTTTTGCGTCTCAATCCAGAGCTGGAAATCGGGCAAATACTTGGCGCAAAAGACCTTGGGGTGTAGCTGCGCCGGAGTCAGGCGCAGCACGTGCTTGTCACTGCAAAAAAAGAGCTGGCTCACCGGCATGCCGACATCGCCTATCGTGTAGTTGGTACGCTGGCAAAAAGCCGGGTCGGCCGTTTCGGGCGTGGCCTCTAGGGCGCGCTCCAAATTGAATACCGATTCTGGATGGGCGGCGTTCTGAGGGTCGCTTATCGATATTTTGGGATTGAGAATGGCATCGAGACGGTCCGTAAAGTCTTGGGACTTGGAGTAGCGGTCGCAAATGGTACGCACGTACATTTCCATACCCTGGACGCGCATCCACTTTTGGTAGGATTGTAGCCCAGCAATAGGGTCAGTTTTGCGCGAGTTTTGTTTGCGCGTCACCGACTCGTGGTGCATCTGTTGCGTTTCGTACAGCATGCTGGACAGCGCTACGCCGAAATTAACCTTGGGGTGCAGCGACACGGCGTGAATTCGGTAAGCCACGGCGTTGTCGGGCAGAGTCGCCGACGGTATCCATTCGAGCCATGCCTTCATGTACGGAAACACGTCGACTTTGGTCAGCGCGTCGTCCTCCAGATTGGCCGTACGGTACAGCATCTGCAGGAACAACTGCAGTGTGATTTCGTCATAGCGGGATTCCAGCTCCGTGTGGCGCACATCCGAAAACAGCGACGCGGCCGAACGGAGCATGGTTCGCGGTACGGTATAGCAGGCGTAACTATGAATCGTATCACTTGGGTTAGACGGAACTTGAATTTGACCCTTGGAACGGGAGTGAGTATTATGGCCCCACATTGCCAACGGCTCCATAGTAGTGGTTGACATTCTGAGTTTATACTATCTGACAGCCAAAATATTTTTGGCGGAACATATGCGAAAAACAAGATAAAATCCAGTTTCAAAAGTTAGGAAAATAGATATTTAAATTTTATAGGAATAGAAAACCCTATGGATTTTACTCTACCGGCCCTGAGACAGGAAAGTTTTACGAGATGGTACAACAAAAAACTACCTCGCGACGACGACAAGGACGAACGCGTCGTTTATCCAGGAGTCAAACTACAATGCAGCACAAGGTCACGCGACCTACGGTCGCAAGTCAACGCCGAAAACGTCTTCATTACACACGTCAAAGGCACAAACAAGTACAACCACAAGGTCCTGGGTTCCAATAACGTATTCATACAGCTGCCCAAACGACTATATTCGCATTGCTTTCGCAACATCAACATTCACAGCATTCCCGACAACAATCGCATTCGCGTGCGGCTCACAGAAACCACCACGGTCGTCCTGCCCTTTATTCCGGACGACTTCGTCGCTCAAAAGCGGTCCAAGCGCAGCAGCGGCTCAAGAGCCGTACGAGCGCGAAAACACGATAAAAAGCAAAAAACAGAACACGTGCCCGTCGATTCACTTTACACCGGGTGGGTCTCCCACGTCATGGCCCCAGCCACCGAACTAGGCGCCGACAACGCCATCGATAGTTTCACACTGTTTGCCTACATACGCAGCGTCGTTGAAAACTACGAGAGCTCCATCGAAACAAGCGTGCCCAACCCCTTTGCCAACGCCAGAACTATCGAAGAGATACACGACGACCCCAACAAGCAGCAAATTCTAACACACCTCATACAATTTGTCCACCACTACGCCAAACACTTTCTATAGGCTCGGCAAAGGCGGGACACACGGCAAGACGGGCTCCACGTGCGCCTGAAAACGCCGCCACTCGCGGCGAGCCTTGCGAAGTGTCGAACAGCGTGCGTGCAGCGTCAAATCGTCAAACTCGAGCTGTTCCGTCCAGTACACAGCCTTCCAGAAAGCGTCCCGGGCGGGCTCGCACCACAAATAATACCAGACACTACCATACTCACCATGTTTTAATACATAGCTATAGGCATCCTCACACGTAGCGGTTTGTACAGACCCGCCGCGGTGGCGTAAAAAAGCATCGTACGACATTGTCACACATAATTGAACTTTTATATTTTATTTTCGTACAGTATATAACCACTATCTTGTGACACGATGCTCTATTATGGATACATTATTACCCGGGGTAAACGGGCGGTGGCCATCCAAACCAAAGAAGGGTCCCAATACTACGCCCTACTAGAAGACGTTGCGCCTCTGGTACTCGAGGAGACTTGGACCACCGTCTGCTTTCGAGTCGACCGCACCAAGTGGGAAGGTAGGACACATTCGGGCCCACGGTACCATGCCTACGATGTCGACTTTGTTCACTTTTAAACAGCCCTCGCGAGATTTTTTTTTCAGCCGCCAAAAGTTCTTTCGCCGATAGAGAACCTACGGTTCGAAAAGTTCAGCCGTCGCCAGATTTTTTTTTTCAGCCGCCAAAAGTTCTTTCGCGAATAGAAAAAATCTCTTTCGCGAATAGAAAAGTTGAGCCCTCGTGAGATTTTTTTTTCAGCCGCCAAAAGTTCTTTCGCCGATAGAGAACCTACGGTTCGAAAAGTTCAGCCGTCGCCAGATTTTTTTTTCAGCCAAGAGGTCAAAAGTTCTTTCGCCGATAGAGAACCTACGGTTCGAAAAGTTCAGCCCTCGCGAGATTTTTTTTTCTGAGGATGGTCAAAAGTTCTTTCGCCGATAGCTATCGCGGAAAGAAAAGTTCAGCCGTCGCCAGATTTTTTTTTTCCGCCGAGGTGCCAAAAGTTCTTTCGCCGATAGCTATCGCGGAAAGAAAAGTTCAGCCCTCACCAGATTTTTTTTTCTGAGGATGGTCAAAAGTTCTTTCGCCGATAGCTATCGCGGAAAGAAAAGTTCAGCCCTCACCAGATTTTTTTTTCTGAGGATGGTCAAAAGTTCTTTCGCGAATAGAAATGTTTTCTATCGGCGATAGAAAAGTTCAGCCGCCGCATCGTCTGTAAACAGACCGAGTCGCCCAATGCACGTATATAACACGCGATACCCTTTCATACGTATGTGTGACGAAGCATTGGTCATCGTCACGAACGTTGTGTTTAGCGTGGCGTCTCTCACTATATGTCTGTACATACATAGAATACATACTTCGTTCACTCCCGCGGGAAAGCGCTACGTAGGCATCTCCTTTTTCTATCTTTGCGCACTGTGCACTGTCCTCGTGTTTCAAGTGGAGTCCACGTGTTCGATGGCGTACATCAACTGGGGCGCAGTTTTATTCGCACTGTGGCTGTGTTTATGTGTGATAGAAACGTGCACGTACGCGACAAGATGTAAAGAATAAACTTAAACGGGTATAGATATATTCATAGTAGTATAGTCTAGTGTGATTTCGTCTCCCGGCTGCAGGTCGCACCGCGCGTGCAAAGAGTATCCGTCAAGCTTGCAAGACGGCGTGCACGAGTGATTGATGAAGCGCCCGTAATAGTCATCAAACGCCGGAACGCGCGCGCCATAATGTACGTCGAGCTTACACACCTGGTCACCTTTGGGCACGTGGCAGTTTGTGAAGAGGCCAAGACCGTGGAGACGCGACCGACAAACTCTTAACATGTGCCCATGGGTCGCGTCTCATTTATAGTCACTAATTCTGGCGCGTGGTCGCGGTAGTGGGACCAGGGCACGTTTTTGTCGTAACGATATCCTTCTAAGTCTCCCCAGTACGTCATAACATGATACGCGCCGCGTATGCACAGCAGAGCACTGGTCACGCACTGCGCCGGTGTTTCCGAGCCGTCGGACCGCGGCACAACAATGTTATTCGACGGCTGGAAGGGTCTTTTGAGCACGTGCACGTTCATGGAAGCGAGGTCGGCGACCATGGAATAGATAGAAGACACTTGGCAATGATAGTGATGACATGACACAATATAGCATTGCCTGGGGGGTGGTAGATATTTGTAGGTAAACCAACGTGGGTTTTCCACGTGTCGGTCACACACCATGCACGTATGGGTCGCAATGAAGGACTGTGCGCCCGCCAGGTCGAGTTCGTACGGTTTTGTCGCCACGATGTCACGCGCCTCGCGGCTTAACAGCCGTACGGTGCTCCATGCCGGTAAGGTACCTAGGTAGTCTAGCTGAATCGAAACCGCAATGTGAATGTCCATGGTGTGAACTTGTAGAATTGGTCAAGAGTACAGGCTCCTATGTGCAACATAATCCGTGTATAAATATGTAGTACGTATAGCGATAGGATGTTTCGTACATTTGAGCCTTCCGAATTCGATATGGGCGGTGGCCCATATCGCAGACAACTGAAAGACGCCTTGGCCAAAAACGAAGGTGGGCTGGTTTCTATGCTGGATGAGCATTTTCAGCGGTGGGTAGGCTGCGATACGACAGACATAAAGAAAGCAATCGTTCGACTGCGCGGTGCGTCGTCGGAACCGGCGGCTCGCGCGGCTCGCGTGGCCGAAAAAACACTTCGGTGGCGTCGAAAAATGCGCCGGTTGATATCTCAAGAAGTCGCCGATGTGACCGGGTCGGCCGACTTTGTCGGTGCAATGAAGCGGTTTCATCGGTCGCGCATAAGGCCAGAAACGTTATTTCGGGGGTATTTTTTGTTGGCGCGCATGGAAAACGCCACGTCGGAGCGTTTGGAGACAGCTTTAGACCTGGCCGAGGCATTGGAAGGCCATGAAAAATACTCGGGGTTGGCCCCAGATGAATATACGCTCGATTTTTTGCAGTCGCATTTGGTCCAAGCAGTGTCGCCGACCATGTTTGACTTTTTGGATTTGTACAGTGCGGCCTTTGACATTGAGATGAAGACGATGATTTATTTCGCGGAAGTCGCAGTGGTGTCTCGTGCGACTGTCGATTTTCCACCAAGCATTGTCGCAGCGGCCTGTGTGTTTTTATGCAATGCGACTCTGCAAGTCGTGCCTTGGTCGCCCGCGTTGCAACATTTTTCCACCTATGCCTATGGCAAAGTGGTTGGCGTGGCCGCTCACATTGTTCGAAAAAGCCACACCGTGAGTGTACTCGCGACAAAAAACAATATGTTGGCGTTTGGCGTAGATTATTTTCGCCAAATTACAAGCATGCCAAAGGTGACATCTGACGGAGTACACATTAAACATTTAAACACTCTGAACAAAGGCAAACCCATCTCAAAAGGTTCTTACGGCACTGTGTCGAAGGCAATGTGCGATGGTAGTCCATGTGCCGTAAAAGAAATGAATATGCTCACGATTGTTTCGTATGTGCGTGAAGTAAGCGCGCTGATACGCACGAAGTCTAAATTCGTCAACGAATTTATAAAATACACAATCGAAAAAAACCATGGCATAATTGTGCTGGCGCTGGCCAGTGGAAGTTTGATGGCGTGGCTCAAATCACCCATCGGCACGAAACAGCGTCAGACGTGGATGGCGCAGCTCGTTTCGGGCCTCGACTATTGTCATGACCGTGGGATTATGCACCGCGACATAAAACCCGACAATCTCCTGATTATGAACAACGGGCGGTTATGCTTGGCGGACTTTGGCATGGCGCGTACGTTTTACCCTTCCCAAAGAGGGCGAACCTACACGCTCATGGTCGTGACACGATGGTGGCGTGCGCCCGAGCTGCTGCTGGGCAAAGAAGCCTACGACGAGACCATAGACTATTGGTCGACCGCGATTGTGTTGGCGCAGATGGTCCATCCTGCGATACGTGGATATTTTCAGGGTGATTCGTCCTGGGGACAGCTGTTGTGCATCTGGAATCTCTTTGGCACGCCGTCTGTGGACTCTTGGGCGGGACAATTGCCCGCGTACAATCCGGCATTTCCAAAATGGCGCCCCAACAATAGACTGTACCGTACGTTTGTCGACGACGATTTGACGCGAGCCACCGATGTGCAAAAGCAGGTCATTTTAGGACTCATGAAGCCCAACCCGGCGGAACGCATGTCTCTTCATGTGGCCAAAGACCTCCTCAACGCCCCATCAGCGCCAGCTCCCGTAGAGAAAAGTAACTCGGCGGGAAACGCCGCGGTACCGGCAGACGCGTAGACGATACGACGCGTATTCCCGCACTGCGAGGTACGCACACGACGCACGGAAAGGTCGTATTTTCGATATTTTTTGCAACGAGAATGCGGCACCCGTGTTGGGCCGATGTGGATACAAGGATACCTTCGACGGCAACAGTGGCAAACAAGGGACGGTCAATGCGGACGCGCATGCCTGGGAGTGTTTGAGGAGGATAAACGTACGATAAAATATGTCGGCGTAGCTCGGAAATGTCGAGTGCTGTACACTGCATATATATAAAAAAAAAGTTTGTATTTATACTTTTTGTAGACTACCGCCCATGCCGGCGTGATATGCGCAATAGTAGTACAATTGTCTCGGTGTTTTGTCCGTCACTTTGAGCGTGAGCGTATTTGTCGTACGTGCCACCTCGTATGCGGTTCCACCGGAATGCACGCCGTCTTCTGCCAGGGACAAGTAAAACGGGTGATTTGGAATGCCGGAAATGTCAAACGTATATGTAACGCCGTCTTGTACGTGTACTACGTCTTGCCTCGTGCCATTGAGAAGGTACTTTCCGTGTTCTGCAGTGACTTCGTACCGGACCATTTGAACCAAATTAAATCAGGTTAAATAGTGACTTATCGTACTATAAAAAGCGGAGCGTTGACAGTAAATGTCAGAGAAGGGCCACGAGCTCGAGCTTACGGATGACCAGCGCGAAGAAGTGCGCTCACTGTTGTCGAAATTCGGCGGCAAAAAGACCAAAGAGAAAAAACGCCGTCAAATTCGCGAACAAGAGGCCAAGAAGAGCGACCCCGACCCGTTAGAAGAGTCGCCTCCGGGTACGACCATCGAATGGGACCAATTGACACCAAAGACGCGCCGCTATGCGTTTGTGCGCGAAACGTACGTGATGTTTGTGCCGTACATCTTGGACCAGATTCCGCTGACGATGGAGACGTTGAACCAGCGATTGTCGGAGATGGGTCTGGTGGCGTCCTCGCAAAACAGCGCGCTCACGGTGTGTGCGGTGGCGCAGGCCGACCCGGTGCGCGTGCTTCATATACAAACGGAACCGTCCTCAAACGACATGTTGCGCGTGACTACACTTCGGTACATCGTGTAGTGGCCAAATGCGCGCCGATGTGGCGTGTACCAGCGCGGCGGCACAGATGCTCACGAGGGCGAATATCCACCCTACGGGTTTGTCGTACTCGCAGTACCAGTAGGGCAACTTTCCAGAGATGGACCGCCCACCGGCGCCGACGTAGGCGATGAGAAACAGGTTGTACAAAAACGTATACAGCACTGGTTTCCATATGGCGTCGGCGCGCACCGACTGCACTTCGTCCAACATGGCGAGGGCGTTAAATCCGTGCGTGACGAGAATAAACACGCTGTTGCGCGGCTTGGGCCCGTGAATGCGCGTCGGAGCGATGACCACCCAAAAACCGACACAGACGACGATGGACGGGGCGAAGACAATGTCGAAGAGATGTTTTTTCCAGGGCGCGGCGCGCGTATGACCTGCCTTTTCGAGGACGGCGGCGGTAAAGTAGAGTATTTCGAGGGAAAAGGTTTGGATGGTATAGTAGATGAAGATGAAGTGGTGTTCGAGATACAAGTCGTACGCCAACACGATGAGAAATAAGAGGAGCCAAAAGTGGCGTCGTTCCATAAACATGTTTCTATTTTTTTGTTTATATACTAAAGAATACAGTACCCCCAGCGTGCATCCTCGACAAAGGCGCGCAAGGAGGTGAGTGCGCCTTTGAGTAGTTTGTCGACGCACGCGGGCAATTCAGTGTCTACAAAGTGTTGGAATTTTTCAGGGGGCACGCGTGGCGGGTTGTCGGGCCCAGAGCCCATGAAAATGCTTCGGACGTCGGGTTCTTGGAACAACGCAAAGAGTAGCAGGCCATGTTTGGCGACTCTGTCTGAGCCCTGCTGCGTTCGTGTCAACATATTTTTGAGACGCACCGAAATGTGTTCCTCGCCGTAACGTTGCTGTATCCTCGCTGCGATTTGTCCACACACGTCGTCGAGTGTTTTTGTTTGGGTATTGACAAACAAATGATAGAGTAAGTCGCTTTGCTCTCGGGCAAGCTCAATCGGAGCCATTTTGGCATACATCGTCATGGCGTGAACTGTGATTCATAGAGACTCGCCGATGTAGATCCGTTGCAACGCGCTGGATTTTTTATCAAATGTGTCTATAAACACATTTATGGGCGGTATTATATGGCTGCGTCCTACGATGTTTTCCGCACGGTGTTTCGGTTCATGGTGCGCAGCCACTTGGACCGTGCATATATTTCCCACGTGGACGAGCAGCTGAAAAACAACGATGCGTCGGCGGAAACGCGCCAGTTGATTCATAATGTGCGCGAGTTCCACGGCATGCGCAGTCATCTCATTCAATGTGTGTATGAAGCCCTTGGTGGCGATTCTATTGCGGCGCAGTTTCCTTCGTGCTCGGGGTTGCAGCAGTTTAGCTCCGTGCCGTCAAAATCCACGTGTGCCATATCTGGAAAGTCCATTTCGGGAAGTCAGGGTATTCTTCTAATTTTGCACCTGCACGATGGGAAGTTAGTGCCCTACACGGTCCATGCCCGGTTCAAACGGCTATTGAACAGCGTATGGTTTCTGGTCCACGTTCCAAAGGAAATCATGATGTCCGTCAAGCCGTGGCTCGAGCATCAGACATGGTGGCGAAACAAGGCCATTGCCGATTACCGGCAAGTTGTGGAACGCATCGTGTCTCACGGAGACGAAGCCTTTGTGAAACGGTGCTACGTAAAAATCAAAGAAGTGGGCACCAACATACAATCCGACCAACGGCTCGTGGCAACCCCTATAAAATAGGCGCTGGCAATGCCGAATGCGATGGGTCGTACGCATCGCGCCCTACTTTGGTTGGGTTGCTCTTTGGCTCTCGTTTTTTTGTCCTAGTGTCGTGCGCGAACAAATTCTGGCCGTCGTGTCCATTTTGTGCACGTTTGTGGAACCCAGCGCGCTCCATGTCGTCGTAGCGACGTTTATTGTGGTGTACTTTACCCAAACGGGCCATCGTCCCGAGGCTTGGGCCGCCGTGGCGCATCATATTATTATAGGGTTGTCTGTGCTCGTGCAGTATATTGACCCGGGTCAGCAGGTGCGTAGCTGGGTCGCGTTGTGTTGGTCGTCGCGGTGGCTGGGGTCGTTCCTGATGTATAGCGCGGAGGTACACCCGGTGCGCGAATGTCTCAAGTGTATACTCTTTTACGTAGTGGTCGAGTGCCACCGGTCCTGGCGATTTGCACACGCCTACGACTACAAAAACAGTATACGTTGGCTCTGGGTTTTATTTGTCAACGAAATCGCCTGGGTTTTTTTACCCGTGCAAATGCTCCTAGAAGTCTATAGTAGCCAAAAAACGACACTACCTGTGTAAAAAAATCCATTTTTGTGCCGCGTGAGTCACTACTTAGTGACGTTTTGTCAACGTAAACTCACATGCGTTCTTTTTTTGCTACCGCTGGTCTTATTGCTCTTTCATCCGCCGTCGAACTGACGCCTGACACTTGGGACAACCAAGTCGCCGGTAAAACTGTCTTCGTCAAATTCTTTGCGCCGTGGTGCGGCCATTGCAAACGCATGAAGCCCGACTGGGACCGTCTCATGGACGAGTACGCGAGCTCAGAGTCCGTGTTGGTCGCGGACGTGGATTGCATCGGTGCCGGAAAGCCGCTGTGCGACAAAGTCGGCGTCCGTGGCTTTCCGACGGTCAAGTGGGGAAATCCAGACGACCTTCAGGACTACACGGGTGGCCGCGACTTTGACGCACTCAACACGTTTGCATCCGAGCTCAAGCCGAGCTGCAATGTCGCCAATATCGACGTTTGTAGCGACGAGCAAAAGGAGACGATTCGCACGCTGCAAGACGTGTCCACGGAGGAGTTGACCGCACGTGTCAGCGCGCACGAAGCTAAATTATCAGATGCTGAAAAGGAGTTCAAGGACAAGGTGGGCGAGCTTCAGTCTGCCTACGAAAAGGCCAAAAACGCCCACGAGCAGGTCATCGACGAACTAAAGAAAACAGACATTGGTCTCGTGAAGAGCGTGCTCGGAACTCGTACTCATAGCGAACTTTAAAATAAAAAAGACATATTTTTTTATTAAATCAATTGTGATACATGGCGTCGTAAGAGGCCATAATCTTGTAATCAATGTGGCTCAAATAGTGCTGCGTCCCCTTTTTCGAAATAGAGACATACATAGCACCGTGGCGCGGTACGTTGGCTGAACGTTCCGCCGCAATGCGCAACTCTGCCGTCTTGTGACCGTGGGCATCTGCGGGCGACTCTAGAAGTTTTTGAAGCGTGTCTTTTGACAATTCCATGCAAGTCGTGCTCGAATGAACGCCCGGGCGCTTAAAATTGGCACGCAGCGTAAGGTCTGACGTCTCCATGGTTTCGCACATGCTCTCGATGGACACTGGCGTGCCGTAGGTTTCGGTGGTCTGGTACAAGAGCGTCCCCGCACTTTGGATTTTGCGCGTCTCGTTCATCTCAAAAATGTCGCGCCCCTCGTGACGAAATGCACGCAACGCGTCGGCCTGCGCAGCGACACGCTCCTGTTTGAAATCGTTGGCACCCACGGGTCGCACAGTCGCTTCGATAAGGATATGGTGGGTTGTCGCCTTGGGCTCAACAGCAGGCGTGGGCGACGGAGTTTCTGAGGAAGACCTAAAAGAAAGTTTCGACATTATTACATGCTGTTGTTCCGCTTTATATACTGTCAAATGTTAAAATATTAAACGGCTTGTTTCGGTAAATGACTCACCATCGTCGATAAACGAGATAGACTTTTGACCACTTTCGTGGCGAAACTGGATATTTTGCGAATGTACAAAGCACAAGAGAAGCACGCAAATGATGGACAAAGTAAATTCGACGGCCGTACTTCCCATGTCGCCCAGCGGACGTGTACCGTCGTTGACACGGTGAATGACGACGGCGTACAATCCTATTATGGCAATAATTCGCACACTTTTAATCCAGAGGTGCGCATTGGATTTATCACAGCAACCACCGGAAATAAAACGGGTCGTTTTTGAAAAGTAGATGTCGCGTACGAGTATAACAACCAGATGCCACGAAAGCATCGACATAAAAATGGTGTGCCATTCCTGTTCGTCTTCGGCGGATGCATTCCCCAAAATGTCGTCGATGCGCAGTGCCAAGTACAACCAAAAAATACCCAGCATGATATCATGCATGAGTCGCAGCGCCAGCTGAGACCGAAAATGTTTCAAAAACTTGGCTTCTTTATCCTTGGCATACGCCGCGCATTGCACAAGACATACAATGCCCGGCACACACGAAGCAAGCCACAAAGACACGGAGACGAGCCACAAGATTCGAATGGTCGCGTCGTCGTATACGGGCCCCATGAATGCCGCAGTTGCAACGAGACCACCCGCGCCACGTATCAAAGTCAGACACGTGAAAGCAGCGCTCGCCGACCGCCACAAACCACCACATCTCGCATATTGTTCGCAGCAGCAAGTTTCAACGACGCGCATGGCTTTCTTACCCTGGCGAATTTGGCCGCTCGTCGTCCATTCGTAACAATGAATCAAATTGTATATGAATGCAGTCGTGGCAAGGCCACTGTGCCACATGTCGGCCATCTGCGCAAACCACCCGATCAGCGCGACGGTCATGGCCACGAACAGAAGAAGGTACAACCTGGGAATATGTAGCGTCACGTAGACTTGTCCGGGCATGAACTTGCATGCATCGATGTGCATATATATACTATTTAATGACAACTCGACACAACAAAATGGCGTTTACCATTGGTGACCTTTTGGAAAGCAAACAATACCAGAACTTTATAGCGTCCGACCCGACATTTCCCGTCAATGGAACGGTCGTTTCGATGCGCAAACACATCCATAAACAACCCGTGGAGACGAAAGAAGACTATGGCGTACCACAATCAGACCACGAATGGTTTATTCGCTCGTTTGACAAATTCAAAAGTAGCGTCAACGATGAAGAAACTACTGAAATTGCATTCGAATATGAAAAGACGGTGCAATTTGCCCAAGAGGTCGGATGCGATGTCACCGGCACTGCCAGCGCCAAGGCTTGGTTTGACGAGCTGCTGTCGGCTGTCTGGGGCTGGCTGCAACTTCTCAAAGTCGACCTCATGGCCAACCCTCTCGACGAAAGCAGCGGCCGCGCCGACGTGCTCGAAAAAGAAGACGGAACGGACATGACACGGGAGGAGACGGTGCTGTACCTCGTGCGAGGATTGGCAGGCGTGTACAAGGAAAGAGGGTGGACCGAAGCCCTAGACGAATGGGTTACACAATCGGGAATACATTTTCAATCTATTGTATCTATACCGCTGAATTTGAAGACTTTAACGTAATGGAAATGTCGAGCAGGTGCAGGGCCAGCATAAACCCCGAAAGACATCCCACAAAGAACAGTACGGACAGCAAGAGAATGACACGCATTTCGTTGTGCGAGTTGCACATGACCATGAGCGCCACGAGGACGATGTAGACCGTGATGCCAATCGACGACAATAAGTTTTCGGCCATAAACACGTTTTTAAAGGTGCCGTCCGACAGCACGAGTGCCAGAATGATGCCGACCGCAAAAAAGCACATGATAACCATCCAGTAGATTTTTGTCACGAATGTTTGCAGTTCGCGCAATTTCATGAGTTCGTACACGGTGTCCGCCTTCATTTTGCCGCTTTCCAAGTCGGTCATCTCGACCATGCGCGATGTTTCTTCGGTGCCAGTGCCAGCGCGTCTCGATGCCATAGGGTGTGTATTGCGACATGCGCCAACTATATATTCGGTTTTCCCGTGCAAATCCAAGAACTTGTGCCCTGGTCTATTTACGCACCCTTCCCAACACAAAATGGCGACTAACCAGCACGTGATTTCCAACACGACCGTGACGATGTCGCCGCATCAAATGAAGCAGACGCTACCGGCGCCCGATTTTGTCGTGGATTTTGTCAACGAGTCGCGTCTGACGATTCAGCGCATTCTTTCCGGCAAAGACCCGCGCCGCCTCGTCATTGTCGGCCCGTGCTCGATTCATGACCCGGCGGCGGCGCTGGACTACGCCACACGTCTGTCCAAACTCAAAAATCCCAACGTGTTCATTGTCATGCGAACCTATTTTGAAAAGCCGCGCACGTCGGTCGGTTGGAGTGGTCTCATTGCCGACCCAGACCTCGACGGCACCGGTGACGTGGCCCGTGGTCTGCAAATCGCGCGTAAACTTTTGCTGGATATCAACCAGCTCGGTGTCCCGTGCGCCACGGAAATGCTAAGCATGCTTACGCCCCAGTACATAGACGACGTCGTGTCTTTTGTCGCCATCGGTGCCCGCACCGTCGAATCGCAGCCGCATCGCGAGCTCGCCAGTGGTCTGTCTATGCCCGTGGGGTTTAAGAATAATTCGGACGGCCACCTGGAACCCGCGGTGCATGCCATCACGTCGGCGGCCGAGCCCAAGTCATTCATCGGTTGCAATTTGAACGGTCAGATATCGGCCGTGCGCACGTCGGGCAACGCGCATTGTATTGTCATCCTGCGTGGTTCGTACACGTCCGGTCCAAATTTTCAGCCAGAGGACATTACGCGATGCCAGGAGCTCCAGGCGTCCAAGGGTCAGTCGCTGCGCGCTGTGGTCGACGCGTCGCACGGCAACTCTGGAAAGAGCGCGACGCGTCAGCTGGCGGTCATCGAAAAAGTATGGCGCGACGCTCATCCCTTTTGCGCGGGTCTCATGATAGAGTCGTTCATTGAACACGGCAATCAAAAGAGCCCGGACGTGTACGGCAAATCCATCACCGATGAGTGCATAAGCTGGGACGAAACTGTGACTTTATTTCGAGATGTCTTCCGCTAATTCTGCATATAAAAAGCACTCGTCTTTGCCTAAAATGTTTCGTCTATGGATATGGCTCACCGCGTTCGCGGGACTTGCTCTGGCCCACACTGACCCAAAACATTGCGAAGTGTGTCTCAAAGTGATGTCCGACATACACACTACTGTCCGTGCGCTCGAGGACCCCAAAGATAAACGCGCCATCGAGGCGACCATCGACACGTATTGCGGTGGAAAAAGAAACGCGCGCGAGCGAAAACTATGTTACTACATACTGCCCATTAAACGCACCGTGTCGACACCCTTTTCGTTTGGCGTCGACGCCGCGGGCGTCTGCAAAAAGTTGGACCGCACCTCGGCAGAAATATGCGCCGTCAAATACGCCATTGTCACGCAGCCTGGCGGCAAGACCGACTACAAACGCATGCGCGTGCGCGAACTGCGGCAAATTTTGCGCGAAAGAGGCGTTTCGTGCCGCGGGTGTGTCGAAAAGACCGAATTCGTCAAGAAATGTGAGAATACAGAACACCTCGTAGAATTATAAACCATTCGATAGTCTTATGTATTATAATGTTGTATTGTACAGTGCGGGTGTGCGTCGGTAGAAATATCACCCACTACTCGAGGCCATATTCGGACCATAATCCTCGGCCAAAATCCACACCATATTTAAGTCGACAGACCATGGCGTACCGTATGCAGCGAACACCACAACTTAAAAAGTTACATACCTACATTAAGAAAAACACATCTAAATTTCCCAAATTGTTGCCCGCACTGCGCGCCCTCAGTGAGTTTGTCGGCCATGAGGACATCAAAGACGCCGTCGCCAAGATGGTTCTCTTTTTTATCGCCCAATGCGCGAACGTCAAACCACTAAGACGCTCGAAACGGCGCCGTAAACCCCTACTGCGCAACAAGCGTCCCCGAAAACGCTCGCGGACGTTTTCGACCTCGGACGAGGACGACGAGGAATATGTGCCCGGCGACGACATGGAGCCTGGCGAGGACTCGGTGGCCAAAATGGCACTGATTGCCCTACTGACGCATTCGCTGCAGGCCGGTGTCGATTCGGACGACGAGGACGACTACGAACAGGACGAGCCGGCCTTTGTGGCCAAATGTCGCGAAAAGCTGAAACTTTTGCAGGGGCACTTTTTGCACACGTTGCTCTTGGGCAAACCGGGGTCTGGAAAGACGACGTTTGCGTCGATTTTGGTGGACGTGTGGGACGCTCTTGGCATTATTGACAAGCGGCGCTACGTCATTACAAAGCGCTCCGACTGGGTCGGTAAATACCAGGGCCATTCGGTGGCCAAAGCCAAGAAAATCATCGAGGGTGCCAAGGGCGGCGTCATCTTTATCGACGAGGCGTACTCGTTGATTTCGTCAAAAGACGGCGACGATATGTACGGCCGCGAAGTGTTGACCGAAATCGTCGAGGCCATGTCCAATCCCGACAAGCAAGTCATGTTCATTCTCGCCGGCTACGAAAACGACATGAAGCAACTCTTCACGCACAACGCCGGCTTGGAACGACGCTTCGGCTACGTCTTCCGCTTCAAAGCGCCGCCCGCGCTCATGCTCATGTCCATATTTACCAAGCAGCTCAAGGAAGCGCGATGGCGCGTGGACAAAGAGGCACGCGACCAACTCATTGGTTTTTTCGCCGCCAACGCCGACAAACTGGCCCACGGCGGAGGCAGCACGCAGCAGCTCATCTTTCACACCAAGCAATCGGCGGTGATTCGCCAGTTTCCCGACGAGTGTGAGAACATCGTCACGATGGACGACGTGAAAGACGGGTTTCGCACCTACATTGGACACTCGCAAATATTTAAAAAATCAGCCGCTCCCCCCGGAATGTACTTGTGAGCGAATGTCACTATTTAACCTCCTCTTGTCCCACCAAACCATGGAACAGGAGGCACCCAGCGAGTTTAAAAAATATTCGTCCGCGTGGCTCTTAGCCGTATGGTCACTGGTCATTTTATACACGATTCTGGTCTTCGAAGACGTTTCGTATGGATATAAACTCGCAACACTCGTTATATTTTTAGTATCTGTGTTATTACTACTCATCAGCGCCTTTGAAAAGCGGGAACGTCACAAAACGGTCATGTGGGTCGGCATTGTTTCATTGATGTCGGCCATTGTCTTTATGCTGCACACCGTCTCTCTCATGGACAATACGATGATGTCTGCATACTTGTCGGGTATAGTCGTACTCTCGTCCCTGTCGTGGTGTTGCGTGGGCCATTGTCGCCACCAGTCCGAGTCGGGATGGTACTGGTACATTTGGTCTCTGACCCTCGTCGCCATTGTCTGCATCGCCGCGACGGCGCTTCAAACGTCCGACGAAATCGCCGCCTACATCTTTTCGGGCAACATCCTCTTTGCCATTTTCATTCACATTTGGTACATTTACCATCTCGTACAAACCAGCGCCACCAATCCCATGCTCTACCAAAATATCTTTCGCGTGTCGGCATCCGGGATGGTGTCGGTCGCACTTCTCGTTGGATTTCTGGTACATGGCACCGGCGATTTTGACCCGTGGCTCGAGTACATGCTCGGTGTCGAGGGGGCGATATTCTTATTTTTGCTCGTGGATATTGGATTAGTTTGCGCATGTTCCAGTAAAAGTACAACCTTTACCCCAGTTCCCGAAGAAGACGAGGGACCATGATTGATGCGTACACCGTAATGATGACTCTGGCCTTTGTTGCCATTTTCATTGCCGTGCATCTGGCGTTTCAAAATATACGGCAAATTTGCCTCGTGACGTGCAAGGTCGTCACGGCGCTCTACTTGTGGATATGTCTCTGGATTGTGACGCAACTGCACGCACTGCCGGAATGGAAGGAAGCCCTGTCGGAATCTGTATGGGAGCTGTACAATATAACCAGTGAAAAAATATCTCTATAAAAAAATTAATAACATTCTTTTTGCTACACGTCAAATATAGACTCTTCACTCTGGGACCCGTGACCCTATTGTAAATAGAATAGAAAAAGCAAAACTCTAAGTATAAACGGTGTGCTACGCCATATCCAGATGTGGCGACCCATTTTTTGGCGAGCGTGCTGCTGCTGCCGACGGCGCCGACGAATGTATCACATCGTGTCACAGACGAGACGGGCGCCGCCGCGTTGGGAAGACTATCCCGAGTCGTTGACCTTTTAAACCGTCAAGACGCGCGGCTGGCGCTCCTCCTCGGGACCTTTTCGCCGAACAGGTATCCATATGAGCTGCACCTCCATGATGAAAAACCAGAGGTGGACGCATACTGCCCCCGCGACCGGCAATGCTGCCCAGTACGGGTGCCAAAGGGCGTAGAGGGCGTTTCCCACGGCGTTGACAAAGGCCCACGCCGCGAGCATGTATATGGAGTGTATTTGTGCCACGAATACGGGAAAAAATGCCTGTGCGGAGGTGAGAAGAACGAGGCCTGTGATGTGAAGTGCGTCGTCTTCGAGTGCGAGTGCGTTGATTTTAAGGAGTGTGAGTGCGAGCGGTATGTTTGGCAAAACGCGGTGGGGTATTTGCCACCGAATGGGCGTAAGTCTGTACCAAGTGTCCGCGGTCATGTGTGCTCTCCAGCAGAGGATTCTTTTGTGAATCCCAAAGGCAATGCATCGGCCAACGACCCATGCCCACGCGCACGCAGATATTGCGATAAGGGGTCGCATGTGTGCATCTTATTCTTCGTTAAATATAGTAATCCCCAGATAATCAAGTAACTCATTTTGACTATATAAGTTAAAATGGTCAGTTTAAATAGTATGTCTTCGTCCAGTCATTGGAATACGTGTGATTTGTCTTCGTCGAAGCGCCAGCATGGCGATACGTCGTATACGTTTTCGTCTCTGCCTCGCGAGGAGATGAATGTCTCTGAGGAGATGACGCCGGATTTGCTCCAGACCAATGCGGAGCAGCCGGCTCAGAGCAAAACCCTGATGGTGGCGGAGACGGAATTTTTCAACCAGCGCAACCAAGACTACTGGCAGCGCAAAGATTTGTCCCACCTTCGCCCGTATGATTTTCCGTACGTGCGCGCATTGATTCACCAAAAGCCGTGCGACACCCTGTCGCCCGAGGACATCAAGCACAAAGACATTGTGCGGTCGAGCATTCAGGTCATGACACGCGCCTACGAGGAAGAATATTTGCGCGAACCCGTAGGCAAAGAACGCCCGTGCATCATGGGCGACCAGTGCCAAGGCATGCAGCTACCCCACGTCACCGAAAACGCCTTCGTGCTGCGCGAACTGCTGCTGCCCACCGAGGAGGAAGAGTACAAGCGCACGGGCAAACTTCCCCAGGAAGGGCGCCTCTGTCTGATGTGCAAGCGGTCGGAGATAGCCCGGGCCTTTATCAACATTCGCGCGGACGGCATGGGCGTCAAGAACAATGTCATTCTCCAAGACTATCGGAATATGGTGGACGTCGAGGGCGAATACTGTCTGGACGACTGCATTCTGACGTCGCCGACCATTTACCAGGGCATCTTGGACCCCGTGGTCCTGCATGTGAAAACCGCCTATCGCCTGCGCGTGCAGAACGGCGTTCGCTACTATGAACAGTGGCGCATGAAATATCCCGGTCAACAGTCGCATTTTTTAGTGAAAGCGCCCGGGAGTTAAATCTCGGGCGCATCATCCCCTTTGAATTTGAAGACGGAGAGACGCGCACCCTTCCGGAGCAGACGTTGGCTTCGTTTTACACGGGCACGCCCCATGAGTGGCTGTTCATTGGTACGTTTTGGGACCGTCTGCAGCTCGTGGTGGCGACACCGGGCGAGCTCAAGTGGCGCCCCGCGCACAACGACCACACCATGGTCCGCGCCTTTACGCATATTGTGAACGCCACGATTCGACTGTTGGAAAGCGGAAGCGCGCCCAACCACATTATGTTTTGCCTGTATATTTATTATGACGCCCACGTGCCGCTCATGTGCGCCCTCGAAGACCTCAAAGACGTGCAAAACGTCAAACCGCTGTTTTACAAGTACCAGCCGCGGACGACCACAACCCTGCACGAGGGCGAACTTCCCGATATTGTAGCGATGCAGCTCCAGTGTTCCTTTTGGAACGAAAACAAGACCAAAATGGCACCCATCGTGCATCTCATGTGCAAGGCGTTGCCCCAGCGCTGCCAAATACGTAATTTGCGCGAAATCATCAGCAACTATTGCCGCGAGAACACTCTGGTGCACGAGTTTATGAGGTCGGCGCTGTTGTGTTCGTTGCTGGGTATGTATTCGCATTCGAAGAAGCGTTTGTCTTGGGATACTCGCAAGCAGTTGATACGGCGCTTCATTTATGAAAAGCCCAACCGCATGCAGATGCAAGAGTGGTTGTTCACCATGTACCAGCATTTGCTGTTTTACATCATCAAGGAATTTCTGACGTTTTCGATGCGCCTTATTCCGGCTCTGTACGACGAGCTTTGCGTGACGTACAAGTGGCACACGTTTGAAACCACCGTGCACCAAGCGATGGACGCCGTTCGGACGACCGTCGAAGGAAATGTGCGGCGCACGTCTTCCATCCAAGAGTGGCTCGCTCAAATCGAGTCGACACTTTTGCAGGTCAACAAGCAGCAGCTGGGAAACCTGTATCGCCCCCAGCGCCAGACATTCACCCAGAACGTCCTGTATTTGTGCGAGAGGATGGACGAAGCGCAGCATCAAGTCAATCCACACACTGAATTTCCGATGCAATACAGAGATTTATTGCGGCACATGGTCAAGCGCGTACCTCGGGGCCGCGTCCACATTGAATGGCTGCGCTTTTTCCACGTCAAGCAATCGTCGGTAGACAGTCTCATCAACATGCAAGAGCACTATCATCAAAATACGTATCGGTCCGACCTGCGCAAACTACTACAGGCGTCGTCGAGGTATGATTTCGAAGCCATACGTGAGCTCTTTTACGCGTTCCAGCATACGCACCATTCGATTCGCGTCTTCAACATGCCGCAGCATTACTATGACAAGCAAATTATGGCGTTGCGACGTCGCTACAGCGTTCCCGAAGGCGAGCCTCTGCCTGCCCACGTTGGGCGCGTGTACGCGTGTTTGTCTTGCAACACGTTCAAGGGGTTTCTTATCAAGAACGACGGCAAATGTTCGAATCTGTTCGCCAACGGGCACCACAAGATTATTGTGGACGACGAGACGCTCAAGTGTTACTGTGGGCGCCGGTGTGACAAGTCGGACACGAAAAAAAGAAAACGCATCGCCATCAAGGATTTCGTGGAGGGAGCCGAGGTGGACGAAAACAGAAAACGCAACATCAAAAAGGAGTGGAAGACGCGGCGCAAGGCGATGCAGAATGACTTGTGCACGGCCACCGAGTGTATGAATTTTGACATGACCGGGTGCATCTTCCAGTTTTACAACAACTTGTATTTGTTTTGCCCGTCGTGTGGCAATCCGACGTCATTTCAGCCGAATCGCTACGACAGACACGGTTTTACATGCGGGCAGTGCATTCAAGAAGGCACACTGTATACGCACGTGTGCTGTTACATCTGTGAAATTTACCGCGGCAAGGACTCATGGGTGCCCATTCGCACGGTGGACGAAGAAGGAGTGGAAAAAACGACACCGATTTGCAACGCCTGCTACAAACCGTGGCTCAAGCAGTCAGCACAGCCCGTACCCTTTCGAGTACTTCAGGCACAAAAGGAGAAAGTCAATAAAACACGTAAAAATCCCAAATTTTAAATCATTAGACATATTTCTATGATTACAATAGATTGCATAGTATTCATGTCGACCATCGACATTGTCGAAGAAACCGACGCCCCTTCCACCGTTCGACTCCCGACAAATCCATTCGCACAGGCACCAGCCGTTGAATACGAGACGATACTCATCTCACTCTTTGTACTGAGCTCTATTGCGCTATTTGTGAGCTTTTTAAAACGCCAAACGCAACGTCCTCCCTTTGCACCGCTGCGTCATGCTTGGTAGTGTCTCGAGGGCGCTTTCGATGGGCCAGTCGGCCTTTTGCAGGCGTTCGCGGTCGTAAAATCCGCCGGCGACCCACTGTGACATGGACGGTTTCCAGTATCGCTTGAGGTCTGTAAGTTCGAACTGGAACGGCTTCCACGTTTCTACGTTCGCCCCCATGTTTGTCAGCGTTTGCCAGTCGAAGCCGAGCTGGAGCAGTTGGTGCGTGGTGTAGCGCAGGGCGGCGAGTTCGGAGATGGTCATGCGAATTTGCAGCATTTTAGACGCGTCCAGTTTGAGTGAGTGTATTTGTTGCGTCCACGTGAAATGGGACACTTCCGCCGGACGTATCCCGAGCTGAACCATATGTGACCAGTCAAATCCAAATTTAAGCAGTGCGTCGGGTGTGTATGTTTTCGCCAAGGAGGACCACGGTACACGCTCTCGAATGGCGTCTTGTGGCCCAAAGCCGGCGCGTTTGATGACGTCTAAACTTTTATTATGAATGACACGGTCGAAAAAACTGGTGATTTGCGGGGTCAGCGGACTCAGATAATTTCGGACGTGCGTCAACAAATTTTTTTGCTGCACAGGCTGAAGCTGCCGTTGGCGACAACGCGCAACCGTGTCCGCACTCATGGCAACGTTTCGGTCGTCGCCAAGGTCACCCAAGCTTCCAGGGTCAGGTTTACAGGTATGACACACGACACTATACTGGGCCGCATTCTTTAACACACACGATAGATGAAATGCATGGCCACAATCAAATATAGCGACGTTTTTCTGAGCGTCACATTCGGATTCACACAACGAACAAAGCATTTATAAATAAAAAAACAAGCTGTATTTATAATAGAAATATTTTGTTTTCGTTATATAACATTTTCTCACGCGTCGGCGCCAGTCTTTGTGGGCGCGGATTTCTTAGAGCGTTTCACCTTTTTGGGTTTGAAGCTGTCTCCGCCTCCGCCGCCACCAGTCTTTCTTGCAGATGGGGGGCTAGAATCGGATGCGGCGCTAGAATCGAGCGAGGCGCTAGAAATCACCACGTTGCAGCGGTGCAGGACGATGTCCACGGGCTGACCCGGGCGCGCATAGCTTAGGGCTGTACCGATGATATACTTGTGAGCAATGTCGCCATATGCTTCCCTCATTGCCTTGAGCGTCGTTACGACGAACTGGAGTTTTTCGTTGGGGACACCCGTCTGCAGAGCGCGGGCTTTGCGGCCCCTGGAAGTTTTCGGCAAATCGACACAGAGCGTGGCGCCGGCGTTAATGACGGTATCGCCGTTATTGAAAAGAGTATTCAACCCACCCAACGTTGCGACGAATCCCTGCTCGTACACGTCGGCTTCGGGTTTGAAATCGGTGACAGCGACTCCGGCGTACTCCAAGCGATTCAGGATAGCGCGACGGACCTCATCGTCAGGGTTTTCATTGGACGCGTTTAACGACGCTGCGCCTCCTCCGTCACGGTCTGTCTTGGCCGGCTTGAGTCCGTTGGCAAAAGAAAAGGCGTGCATCTGGTGGTCTCGGTAGGTGACACCATGGCCCGGCTTGAATTTCATGAGAAGTTCGCCCTCTTTGACATGAAACGCCTCGTTGGTGGCCACGGCGGGAAAACTGGGACTGATGACGTTTCCGTATTTCACATTTTGGTAGTGGCGAATGTCGAACGATGTGTTGATGTCAAACGACGTAGGACGCGCAAGGGGTTTAATTCGGCGACGCTTTGTAGAAGAGTAAGCCATGGGTAATTTATGAAAAAGAACTTGATTTATATACGGCAATTTTGTTATTAAATGCGCATGAGCACTTCGATGCGTTCTAAAGATTTACATGCTTCCGAGGTCTGGTGTGCTTTGTCGACAATGGATTTACTAGGCTTTTTCATGGACACCTGCGAGACAACGCCCACGGGAATGATGTGCTCGGCGTTCGAGAAGCCATTTGGGTCATTGGCGTCGTCGCAGCACTCGAGAATGGCGCGGACCTCGTAGTATTCGACATCTCCTGCGAGGGGATAGCGAGCACCGTTCGGGTCTTCGAAACTTTTGGATTGGTCCGTTTCCTCGTCGCGTTTGAACAACCCAAGGTAAAGAATCTGGCCACGCTTGAGCCGGCCGGCGCCAAGGTCTGGCTGCCAAAGGCGCGCAACGCGGCTACGTCCACGGACGTTGACATTCAGCAAACGCTGCCATTTGCTGCCAGTGTCCATGTCGTTGTTCATAATACCAAAGAAGTGAATGGCCTGGTCGCCCCAGAGAACATCCTCGACGGATTGGTAGCGAAGAGTACCATTGGGACGCTTTTGTGTTTTGAGGATGTAATTGAGAACCGGCAAGTTCATGACCACGTTTTGGTTGCCGTTGGCTGCGCGGCCGTCTTCCTGCACAAACAACAGGTCACCTTCGGCGTAATGCTTTTCAAACTCGCGCGAAAAGGGACGTGCGAAAATCGGAGCACGGGCCGTCGAATTGACGGACGGCTCTGGAACGCGATTATGCAACGACGGGTTCTGCAGCGCCGCAACAGAAGGAAGCGAAGCGTAGTTGCGCTTGATTCCAATGGACGACTGGAACGAAAAGGGAGGGCTCGAGTTTACGTCACCACGGCCAGGAGCTATGTTCGAAAGAAACGCTGTACTTGTCATCTCTTTTTTTAAATACATTGGGAACTATTTATACTGTGATTTTATGAAAACGAGTATGGTTTGATCGATGCCGTCTTCGTCCCCGACTGCTTCGACAAAGGCCCCTTGTAATATTTAATCAGGTCGAGCTTGTGCTTGCTCAAGGCTATCCACTGCTTTATCGCGCCATTATCCACGCGCGTGCGGCCCGTCACGTTATTTCGCGACAATATGTTTTCCCGCCGCACATGTTTCTGCATTGTATTCACAAAATTGATTTCGCCCCCTATCATGCGCTTCATATTCAGTCGATGCTTGCTGAAATGGTCCTTGCAAGTCTGCGCCGTCACATCCGGGGCCTCAATACCTTGGCGCTCCAGCGGCTCCTTCACGTGACTTCGGTACAAATCGGCTTGCAACTGGTAAATCTCATCGTCCTTCACCTTGCCGACCATCTGCGAATCTATCTCCATCATGCGCGCTATCACGGCATGTGTCTCACCACTCCCACCGTCGCCATACTGACACAAGGCACACTTGCATCCTTCCGCGTGGTCGTCCTCTTCATCATCACTGAAATGACAAGGGACAAACTCACCCGGGTCATCGTCGTCCATCATCGCTGCATTGTCCATCATACCCACTGACTCGAGGTCCAAGGGTGGTAAAATATCCATGTCATGTTCAACAAAAATTATTCTAGTTTATATAGGTTTTTTTAGTCTCGTCTAATCGAACCCGCAAACACAATAAACACCAGTGCACCCTTCGCCACCAGCGACGCCACCACATAGGCCATCTCCACAGCCACGCCCACATCATCCTTTCCCGAAATTAACAGCCCCTGGTGCACCACATTTATCAACGGAAACACACAGAAACTCAACAGAATCGCCCAGTTCAATATGCGCACAAAATTAAACAATTGGCCAAACAATTCAGAGGTCGGGTTGCTGTCCGACAACCAAGGCGACACCGTCACATCAAAAATGTCCCACAACTGCACAAACTGGAACACAAACACCACAAACGATACGACCCAACCCCACAAACGCACCGCCAACTCGGGAGAACAGCGCCCCGCAGGAAAGTCAATCCACTCAATAAGACCACCCAACACGTTGACACACGCCATCAACAACACGTTGGCCCACAGCAGGTACACGTCCGTCACGCGAGAAAGGGACAACACAATCACCATCATAATCGAAGCCGTAATGGAATACTCCAGATACCGCAAAGGCTGGCGATTTGATTTCAACATATCGTTGTAAGGACCCACAAAGGACCACGCCAACAGCGCGTGGAACATTGCCGTCAGAGCGCAAAAGGCGAAAATAAGCGTCCAGATGGCCCACTCGCCACGAACCTCTCCAGAGGCACTCGTCGAAGGAATCAAAATGTCGGTCTGGAATGGAGGCAGTACGGCATCTGGGGCCTGGGCGTCGCCCGTAATCACCTTGTAACCGTTCTGCTCCACCAAATCGACACGATACTCGTTCTCAGCCGAAATGCAATCGAACCACTTGAAGACGTCGTCGTACGTCTTGTTCCCACACGTCGGACTATTGAAGGGCTCCGGCACAGGCGATGGGGCCATCGGAAGAGACCGTGTCACCACCAGACTGAACGGAGACTTTCCCGCGATACCCACAGACAGCGTTACGATGGCAAATATCGAGTGCAGTGTGAACGCCACGATGTTCAGCACGCGGAGGCCGTAATTCTCATCTTGCGGCGACGGAAGGCACCGCGCCGAGCGTTTTTGTGCGCCTAACAGGGGACTGTTGTTCACGGGAGCTTCGGAAAGTAAAAAGTGCTGACGCTTCAGGCGGGTCATTTGCCTCCAATGAGCGCGGCCTTTATAGGGTACATTTTTCGAACCGTGCTATTCACCATATTCAGCCACTGCAAGATTTTTTTTTCTCAGCCGGGGGTCAAAAGTTCTTTCGCCGATAGCTATCGCGGAAAGAAAAGTTCGACCGCCGCGAGATTTTTTTTTCAACCAGAGGCCAAAAGTTCTTTCGCGAATAGAAAAGTTCGACCGCCGTGAGATTTTTTTTTCAGCCGAGGGTCAACTTTTCTTTCGCCGATAGCTATCACGAAAAGAAAAATCGAGCCGACGTCAGATTTTTTCCCCTTAGGATTGCCAAAAGTTCTTTCGCCGATAGCTATCGCGGAAAGAAAAGTTGAGCCGGCGCAAGGTTTTTATTCACAGTTTTCACCGAAAGCACTTAGAAAAAGCAATAGGTCGGCTGTAGTGACGGCACCATCTTCGTTTAAATCGGCGGGACAATTGTTAACATCCGCTTCATCTACACATCCATCTTGTAAACATTCTATGGTGCATTCACCGGAGGCATTACCGATTAAACCGAGTACGAATAGCGCGATACTAAAAAATCTCATATTATCAGTATTTTATCTTAGCTTAAGACTTAAGTAGTCCATTTTCATCAAATACTCGAAAGCGTCGCACATGATGTACATATGAGGATTTCAAATTGGATCTATATTAAGCACCTCACAATACTTTGACGGCAATGACCAAAGAATTCAGTCGCATTGATTTCGGCGTGCTGAGTCCTGCGGCCATACGTACCATGTCGTTGGTGGAGGTAACAACGAGCGAATTGTACGAGGACAATGTTCCATGTAAGGGAGGTCTGCGAGACCCGCGCTTCGGCGTCAACTCGCGCCACGGACGCTGCACCGCGTGCGGCAAAATGTGGTCCGGCTGCAGTGGCCACTTTGGCCACTACGAACTTCCACTTCCCTGCTATCACATTGGCTGGGTAGTCGAAGTGCTCTGGTGGTTGAGACGCACGTGCCACCACTGCGCCGCGGTCCATACTACCCCCGTCAAGAAATGTCAAACGTGCAACAATGCCCTGCCAAAGGTCACCAAGGTTGACGCAACGACCCTGAATATCAGCATTCCTGGGAAACCAACGCGTCAATTATTGGCCCCGGAAGCGCACGCGTGGCTATCGCGCATCTCTGACGAAGACGTGCTCCTGCACAATACGTCTGGGCGGGCCTTTCATCCGTCGTGGCTCGTTCTCACGGTGCTTCCGATTCCTCCGAATGCCGTACGACCTTCACCGACGCGCGACGGCGAAGAGGTTCGCGGTGAAGACGACCTGACGCGGAGACTTATCTACCTGCTACGCGTGGCCAAGTCCTGCAAGCAAGTCATCGACGCCGACGAAATTACGATTGTGCGCGAACATGCGGCCCAACGCGTGCAAGACGCCATACACATGTATTTGGACCAGACTCGCATGCCGTCCAAATACAAAAATAGTAAAAATTCACGGCAGAAATCTATTTCGGAACGCCTTCGCGGCAAGCAGGGACGCATCCGCGGTTCGTTGATGGGCAAACGATGCAACTACACGGCGCGTACCGTCATCACGGGCGACGCAATGATGGACATGCGGGACGTGGGTGTTCCAAAGCAAGTCGCGGAAACACTGACCGTGGTCGAACACGTCAATCGTTTTAATTATGATACGATACGCGAAATGGTCTCCAAGCAGGACCCACGCATTCGCTACGTCATCAACAAGGATGGCGTAAGGTTTGACCAACGCACCGTGCGTGGCCAAGCCGACGTGCAGGTCGGATGGTCCGTCGAACGCCAACTCCGCGACGGAGACCTGGTCCTTTTCAACCGCCAACCGTCCCTCCACAAAATGTCCATCATGTGCCATCGGGCGAAAATCATGACGGGAAAGACGTTTCGCCTCAATTTGACGTGTACGACGCCTTATAATGCCGATTTCGACGGTGACGAGATGAATTTGCACGCTTTGCAGACGTTTTCGAGCCGAGCTGACGCTCAGGAGCTCATGTCTGTGGCGAAGAACATCGTTTCTCCACAATCGAATCGGCCGGTGATGGGTATTGTGCAGGACTCTCTTTTGTCATCGTATATGATGACGGCGCCAGACGTCTTTTTGGACCGCGCTGAAATGTGCGACATTTGCATGTGGGTCGAGGGGGGCACGCTGCCCCCGCCTGCCATCGTGCACCCTCGCCAACTCTGGACGGGCCGCCAGTGCATGTCGATGTTGTTTCCGCCAGACATGCGCTGGCGCTCCGGCGATGTTGAGATTCGCGATGGCCAGCTCGTTTCCGGGCAACTCGGCAAGAAATATCTCGGCCGCGGCCATGGCTCCATTATTCACATGCTGTACAACGACTATGGGCCCGAACGCACCGTGCAGTTTATCAACGAATTGCAACGCATCAACCACGTCTGGTTTTCCACACAGGGGTTTTCGATAGGCATCGGCGACATGCGCATCTCCGATTCGACGGCCAAACGCGTGCGTCAAGAGTGTGCGACCATCGACACGGATGTCGCAAGACTCTACAAAGAACACGAAAACCCAGAGGCGCTTATCAATCAAACTCTGAACCAGACCCGCGACTCCATGGGATTGATTGCACAAAACGACATGTCCAAAGACAACTGCCTCGGCCTCATGGTCAAAAGTGGCTCAAAGGGGTCCATGGTCAACATCATGCAAATCACAGCCTGTGTCGGGCAGCAAAATTGCAGCGGTAAACGGATGCAGGCCACGCTCAAGGGACGTACACTGCCCATGTTTCGCCCGGGGGACATGTCGGCACGTTCCAAGGGGTTTGTCAAGCACTCGTACATTGACGGACTCACGCCAGACGAGTATTGGCACCACACGGTCGGCGGACGCGAAGGTCTCATTGATACGGCCGTCAAGACCTCGACGACTGGCTATATCCAAAGGCGCCTCGTCAAGTCCCTCGAGTCGCTGCACGTGGCCAACGACAAGTCTGTGCGCGACTCACAGCAGCGCATTATGCAGTTCGAGTACGGAGAAGACGGTCTCGACAGCATGCGTCACGAAATGGTCAAATTTCCGTTCGAAGACGTCGAATCGTCCGAAGCGCTCGCCACTGCGTACCAAACCTTGACAAACGAATGGGCGCAGATTCAAGCCGCCTATGAGGTGTGGAAACTCTCGACCGAGAACAAGTTTGAGCAGGGGTCAAAATGGGCCATTGTTGTCCCCGCACAACGCATCTTGGACAAATTTAAGGACGAAGGACACATGTCACTTTTAAATGCGCAAAACATCGTGCGTCCTTTGCTTGAAGATGTCGCCTCGAATCAATTGACACACGCATACGTGATTTCCGTGCTCGCATGCAAGCGTGTGGCGCCCATATGTTCACCAGAAGCATTGCAACAGGTCGTCGACGTGTTGCGCAAAAAATGGAGACAAGCGACCATTTCGCCCGGCGAGATGGTCGGCGTGCTCGCTGCGCAATCGATTGGGGAGCCCACGATGCAGATGACGCTCAATACGTTCCACTCTGCGGGGAACAGTGCGAAAAACGTCACACTGGGCGTGCCACGCTTTGAAGAGCTCATCAACGCGTCGTCAAAAATAAAAACGCCCTACTGTACCGTATTCACAAAGGCAGAAGAGCCCGAGCGTGCGTGGAAAATACAAACGGACATCCAGCGTACGTCGGTGCGCGACATTTTGAAAGAACATCGTTACGTGCGCCACGACGTGACGTCGGAAATCCAGGAATATTTAGCACTCCCCGATAATCAGCGGTGGTCCAACAAAAAGTCAAAACTTGTCATGCGCTGCGAGCTCGACCGAAAACAGATGGTTCAGCGCGACACCGACGTCTACCAAGTCGTGAATACGCTGCGGTCCATGACCATTAGCAAACACGTCGCGTTCGCATACGTCGACACAGTGGACAGTGCCCCCTTACTCTTTGCACGCAGTCGCAAACAAAATGTGCAAGAAGAGACTTTCTACACGCACATGAAACACGTGCTGGATGCCGTCGTGAAAGGAAGCAAACATTTCCCCCATCTCGTTCCCAAAGTCGTCGGTGGCAATTTTGCGTTCGACATTCAAGGAGCCGACATCAATTATCTATTAGGCGTCGAAGGCATCGAGCGCAACAATATAAAGTGCAATGATATATTTGCTATACAAAAAACGTACGGCATCGAAGCGGCACGCACTGCACTGCTGCGGGAAATACACAGTGTTCTCGGCGCCTACGGCATCTACGTGAACGTACGACACCATATGCTCATCGTCGACTGGATGACGTGGTCCGGTCACATCACAGCTCTCACTCGACACGGCGTCAAAAAAATGATGCACGGCATCACGCCGATAAAACGGGCAACTTTCGAGCAGCCCGTAGAAATTTTTCATCACGCAGCGTACAAAAACTTGTCCGACGACCTGTCGGGCATCTCGGAACAAATTCTTATGGGCAAAGAACCCAAAATTGGGTCTTGCTTTAACGAAGTCTACACAGACCCAACTTATCAAAAAACGTGGGATGCCGACGACTGGGTACCGGAATCTATGGACCAAGACGACGACCTATTTATGGACAATTGGATGCCCACAAGTGAATGGTCAGCACACACGACCTACGCGGCGGAATCGGCGTGGCAACAACCACCCGCGGCACCACAGGCGGCAGTACCGGCGTGGCAACAACCACAAGCGGCACCACAGGCGGCAGTACCGGCGTGGCAACAACCACAAGCGGCAGTACCGGCATGGCAACAACCACAAGCGGCAGTACCGGCGTGGCAACAACCACAAGCGGCACCACAGGCGGCAGTACCGGCATGGCAACAACCACAAGCGGCAGTACCGGCGTGGCAACAACCACAAGCGGCAGTATGGCAACAACCACAGGTGGTGCCGCCTCCAGAACAAAAACCATACGTTCCTCAGAGTCCAAACTATGCTCCGACATCGCCCGCATACAGTCCTACATCCCCGGCCTACAGCCCTGCATCGCCCGCCTACAGTCCGACATCGCCCGCGTACAGTCCGACATCGCTCGCCTACAGTCCGACATCGCCCGCGTACAGTCCGACATCGCTCGCCTACAGTCCGACATCGCCCGCATACAGTCCTGCATCCCCGGCGTACAGTCCGACATCCCCGGCGTACAGTCCGACATCCCCGGCGTACAGTCCGACATCCCCGGCGTACAGTCCGACATTAAAACGTGTACAGATATCACCACCTACGAAAAAACAAAAAATAGATATAAAACAGGGGGCGACGTCTCCATAAAGATGAAACAGGACGTTGACATGTGTGACAAAACTACGCGTGTCTGGACGTGTCGAGTTGGACTTTTAATCACGGTATGTGGTGTATTGTGTCTCATGATGTTTCAAATATGGACCTATTATTTCTCACTCGTGAGCGAAATGGACACATTGACATTTGCCACGCCCGAAGTGAAAGCCGTCGTCAAAACGTGCGTCAATGCTACGGGCGATGCGACTTTTTCTGGATGGAACGTGGACGATTGTCAACACTTATCGCCCGCAACTGCGTCTTGCACCCTTTACGAAAAACCAGACGCTCTTTTCGTCGACTACGCCGGTGGCAACGCACGGGTCAACGACACGGAGGTCTATTTCGACCTACCGTCGGCCGGCTGTGCTCTTCTCAAGGTGTGGCAACTTCCCTGGGGCGACAGTATTTAAATGCGACGCTTCGCAACATCATGAGTGGAAAAATCAGTTCGTTTGTGTTGGGTATTGTGACTGGTATTTATTTGAGTGCAGAGTATCCAGAAGACGTGGCTTTCGTAATGCCCAAGGTGCGAGAAGCGGTCAAAAAAGTAAAAACATTTATGAATGATTTGGAAAAAGAATCACAAAACAAAACTGAAGAGTAAACTATAAGTTTCATTATTTTTTTTTATCACATGTTTGTAGAGCGTCATAGTATATTGGGCGCGGAGGTCGTCACCATGCTTGGGCTTATCGCTGTTGTCATCGGCTGGGATAAGGTCTCCGCATTTGGGTGCATACCATCTTCCGTGATTGCAGTGTGTCTCGGCTTAATCACGGCGTGTTTGTGGCCCGGTGCCAGTGACATGCACTTTATCTCCGAACTTTTCCTGTACTTGCTGCTGCCGCCCATACTGTTGAACTCGGCCCTTCAGTTTCGTATCGAATCGTTGTGGCGCACGTGGCTGGCATCGTGTTTGTTTGCCTGGGTCGGCACGCTGTGTAGTATTTTGCTCATCGCGTGGGGTATATTGGTGTGGACGTCTGGCACGTCGATGGCGTTTTCTTATACCGAAGCGCTTCTCGTGGCGTCGTTTTTGGCCCCGACAGACACTGTCGCCACCATATCGTTGGCGTCGCATTTAGAGTTAGAGGACACGTACTTTCCGGAAGTGCTTGAGAACGAATCCGTCATGAACGATGCGATTTCCGTCGTGATGGTGCGTTTGTTTTCACACATGGCGACGAAGCACGAGTCGGTGAGCCGCTGGGTGACCATGGAGGCCATCGGTCTTACTGCACTGAACGGCGTACTGGCATCGTGCGTCGGGTTGGCCAGTGGGTGTCTTATTCGTCGCTGGCGTCCGCGCGCCATGACGTTTCACTTGGTGTCGGCCCTGTTTATTTATTCGTTGTGTGAGAGTTTCGACATCTCGGGCATTCTGGCGTTGTTCGTGTATGGGAGTTCTATTCGCAGCGTGGCGTCGGACGAGTTAAAAACGACCGTGTCAAGTCTGTCTGAAATCGTAGAGGCGTACGTCTACGTCATGCTTGGACTCGCCTGGCGCAATTACGACGGCGCCGAATGGGGCCTCTCGGTGCTCATTTTGCTGTCGTGTGTGGTGGCACGTGTGGTCGTAGTGTTCGCCATCGGGGCGTGTTTGCGCGCGTGCGGGCGGCGGCAGTGGACCACAAGAACGCTGTTGTTTTTCTCCATGTGTGGGGTTCGTGGTGCGATTTCTTTTGCGCTATGTATGGGCGTGACAGGAGATTATCTGACGTTTATTCGGTCGACGACATTTCTGGTGATTATTTGCACCATTGTCATCATGGGTAGTCTACAACGCTGTATGCATGCGATTTTATTAGAGCCACATAAAAATATGTTACCACATTAATTTTTCGTGTATGTTTTAAACGCTGCTGTATCCGCAAAGTGTACCCCCGACAGGCAAGCGTTCGCTTCGCCACTTTTTTTCTCACGTATCTTCTGCAACATTCTCTGCAATCTCTGACGCAGTCTGGGCGTGGCGTATTGTTCAAGAGCTTCCTGAAGAGCTTCACCGGCATTTCTGAGTGCCTGCATGCCCACATGATGCGCTACGCCACCCGGCGATTCGTAATTGCGCACGTGTGTATCGTACGCTTTAAGAAAGTCGTCGCGTCCCTTTTCGGCCGCCTCACCGAGGAGAAAAAAGACGTCTCCGTTGACCCACCCGTCGATGAAAAACTGTTTGAACTCGTCGTAATCGTCGCAACGCTCGTTTTCAAATTGTAGCTTTTGTTCGTCGGCGCGGTTTGTGTTTTGACCCTGGCCCATTTCCTGCGAATGGCGTGTATATTTATATGGTAAAATCACCGATGCGCACGTCGTCTCATTTTGGTTCTGTACTCGGAACTGGAGCCCGACTTGTCTTCATAATCGATAAATTTGCAGATGATGCCGTAAAACAGCGACGAAAAGGTCGCTTGTATTTCGGACCGCGACTTTGCGCCGGTAATGACAATTTTTCCCGACCGAAACAGTAAGAAAACGAGTTTGGGCGCCGTGGTTCGGAAGACGAGCCCCGGAAACAAATCGGGCTCGTACGACACGTAGGGCCCGTATGTGCGCGAGAGTTCCAGAAGCTTGAGCGTATGCGGAATTTCGGCCGAGGCCACAATATTTTGAATTTTGAAATCGCGAAAGCAGACAGGAATGCCGTGTTTTTGGAGCAGGCGCACGTACTTGCGGCTAGCGAGTCTGGACTCAATCTCGGTTTTGGCACCGGTGCACACCATGTTGCCCGAGGCAAACGCGAGGGCGGTGGTGCGCGGGTAGCGTATTCTTATTGTCGCGGCGGCAAATTTTTGCGGGTTGTACTCTACGAATGGTTTGTGGAGGGCGATGGAGCGCAGGTCCAAGTAGTCGATGCCGAGGTTGAAGGTGGCGACGACATTTTGGAGTTCAAAGGGTGGCAAGGCGACGCGCTTTGTGTCGCCCAGGTCGAGTGACGCCGCGTCGATTTGCTTTTTTTTGGCCTTGGGCCGTTTTCGTTTGCCAAGTTTGGGGGGCTCCATCTCTGTATCGTTCATGTGGACGGTCCACTACGGATCCCGGCCACATCCATTAAATAGTCGCGGTGAGAAAAAGGCGGGTATAAATGTGGACTTTTTCGCGGGTGAACATGTCCGACCCTGCGACATTCGAGTCGTTGTTTTCGAGCGTGTGGAACTCACTTGATGATATTCTTTTGAGTGTCGGTGTTTTTCTGATTATGCGCATTCTGACGCGCGTGCTCAAATACAGTTTGCACTCGTACTTTGAAACGTCCAAGTTTGTGGCCCAGTTGGTCGAGTTTTTTACGATGACTATCGTCGCTGTCTTTTTGTTGAGTCACCTGTGCAGTCCGGACGTGGTTCAGTCGCTATTTGGCGGGTTGTCCATCGGCGTCGGCTATGCCTTTCAACCGTACATCATTTCCTTTTTTACGGGCATGATGATACGCGCCGAGGGCATGATGGGTCCGCGCGACAAGGTGACTGTCCAGGGCCAAGACCACATGATTGACCATATTGGTATGTTTTACGTGCACATGGTGGACGGAACATATATTCCAAATACGGCGTTTCAAAGTAGTGGATTTCGCGTCGAAAAAAGAAAATGCGACGATTAATACTTTTTTAATATATAAAGGTAGATGCTTGCAGGTGACTTGATGTTTTTTGTCCGTCAATATTCGCAAGAGTGTGGCCTGCATGCGATTCAGAACATGTTTAAAAGTAGTGCCGTGACGCGCGCAGACATGCATGACGCGTGCCGTGCGATAGAAAAACGCACCGGCGATACGATTACAAACCACGAGTCGTACTCGGGCGACTGGTCCTGCAGTGCCGTGCTGGAGACGATTCGCGCGCGTGGATATACGGCCAAACGCGCTGTTCACGAGACGGCCAAGGACCGCGAGTGGAAAACGGACGACCTTCAGACATTGCTGCAAGATGACAGCTTTCGTGGCATCATTTTGCACCAGCCTTTTAACCACCACTTTACGTGTGTGCGTCCGGAGACCACCGGCGGAGAACGGCGCCTTTACTACGTCGACTCCATGGCGCGTGGTCCGATTCGCATCTCGCCCCGTCTCGTGACGCGGCGCTGCCTGTCAAAGGCGTACAGGTGGGAACCATACGTCGTGCACGGGCCTGAAATGGAGTACGTCGCGCCGACAAAAGTGCCGCGGGCCGTCATCGATACATACTGCTCGAGGCCCATCAAACGCTCTAAATTTACGCCGACGCAGGAGTTTCTGACTGCGTGGAGGAGTGCCAAAGCGCATACCAAGTAAGCCCCGCGACGGCGTACACGGCCCACTTTGGCGCGCGGTACGTGTCTTGTGGCGCGCGGCACAGCGGACATGTCGGAATGCGCTCGTAAAAAGTCACCTCCTTTTTACGCCACTTTTCCCAGCAAAAAGTGCAGATTTGGTGGTCACATTTTAAAGTAGATATTTTACGCCTATGCTTGTAACATATAGGACACTCAAACATGTTATATTTTTTCCATTAAATATTTATACTCCGATTTCCTTCCAGATGGGCTGGCTTGCCACGCCCATCGAACGACGTCGCAACTTATCTACCTTGGAACGCATCACTTCGAACGGCACACTCTTCTGGCGAAAACTCTCCAGTGTGTCCAAACACAGCTGCCAGTAGCCCGCGTCAAACGGAATGCGCCACATGCGCGTCAACAGCGGCGTCCACACCACGAAAAGGGTGTCCTTCACCTTTTGCGCCGCCATCTCCATGTGAATCTGCACCATGTAGTAGAACGCCGGCGACTTCCACTTTTTCAGCACCATTTTGCGCATTTCTTCCGGAGAGTTTTCTTTGCCCTCGCGCGAAAAGCGTCCGGGGCACTTGATTTCGACGTTGGCGTGCCATACGGGCGTCTCGCCGTCCTCTTCGGTGACAATGATGGCCCCGTCGGGCGAAGCGGCATAAACGTCGTCGATGGGCATGAGTGGGCAGTCAAAAAAGACTGAGTTGGGGATGTTGTCGACGATGGCCTGCACGGCCGTGTCCTCCTGGGTGCTTCCCCAGGCCATGCGCTTCTTGGACGTTTCGTCAAACTCTTCGCGCGTTTCGCCCGACCACAGTGACAAAATCTCATCCCAGTCGGATTCGGTTTTAAACTGGAAAAACAAATTGGACGGCTTGCTTCCCGTGATGCGCCCCTCGCGCTGGTCCAGCCACTCCTGCGTACCTTGTTCGGGGGCAGTCAGACCCTGATCTTTCAAAGTCCATATGCGACGCATAGTTGCCTATAAATATACCACTTGTATGTTGTGGCATGCATAATGGACCGGTCATATTCCCTGCATAGTCGCATTCCCACGGCCCTGGTGCAAAAGAAGAAGCGTCGCAAGCGCAAGTTCACCTACGTCGAAAATCGCACGCACGCGTCGTACCAATACAACTGCTACCACTGCGGCCACGTCGTCTACTTTCTGCCGGGGCACGAACTCGTATGTATCGCCTGTCATGGGCGCATCGTGACCAAACCCAGCAGCACCGCGAAACGAATCTTGGATGCGCGATAAGATCCAAAGAGATGACAGACATATTTCATCATCCTCATGAACCATGTCGTGTTGCAGCGCGTTCAGCCCTACCTCGACACCGTGTCGTTTACCCGCCTCATGCAGACGCGCAAGTCGGACTACTACCACGACGAGTACTGGCTCGATTTTGTGCAGCGACGCGTGCCGCAGCTCACCTGTCTGGATTCGCCCCGAAAGGCCGTCGCATTCCATTACATTATAACATGGTCCATGCGCCTGAACGAAACGCCACTGACGGTGGCCTGGTTTCAGGCGCTCGTCGACTGGTTACAATACAAATGTACGATACATTTAATACACAATACCATTTTTCGATATGACGGAGGGGTATTTGACAAACTTGTATTCGACCACTTAAAACCACCCCAGTGGATGCTCTGGGAACGTCTGCGGCACAAATATCATCGTCGCCGCAACGACCTATATAACCTTGAAAAACGATACGGTTATGCAGATTGGAGTCCACCTGCAAAGCGTCCATTGCTATGTTTCTAAAAAAGTGTTTGTTGTTTTCTTTCCCAGTGTATCTAGCGCGCCGCGCCGCATCACCATGCACAAAAAAGGCACCGGTTCCTTCACAGTGGCGTCCAGCACCGCCCCAACGGCACTCGTATGCATGATGTACGACACGCGCGTCAACGACAGTGGCCAAACCGTGACGCACCCGCTGGGGTCGGTGCTCTTGTCTTTAGACAAACCCCGCGTCGCGCATGCGACATTTAGAGACTACAGTGCGCAGCCGCCGTTAAAAATGGGAACAATAACGGTCGCGCTCGACGCGACGTTGCCCGTCTTGCGCATTGAAAATACGCGCATATTGCGCGACACCTACAGTGCGGCCGAAGCCAACCTCGCGTGGATTGGCGGATTCGGCAAACATGGACTGCCGCCCGTCGACGAGGGACTGCGACTCGTACACTCGCCCTACTACATCAATCACCTCGGCATGTGCCTGCCGTCGGGTGCCTTTTGCATGATTCGCACAGACTTTGACGGCCAGGAAGACGCCGCGACACAATCCCACAGAGAAAGACTACACGTGGCACTGTGTCGAAACATGATGACACCCGACGATTTCGTGCGCCACTGCGGCTCCCTCGAAGCCCGGCCGCTTAACAGACACCAGAGAGCGTGTCTCCAGGTCATTGCCGACGCTATCACGCTGCACGCGCGCGTCACCATACGATACACTGCCGACACCAAAATTACGTCCAAACTCGAAAGCACGGAACGCTGGGAAATACCCCGCGAGCCCAGCGAAGACGGCGGCCAGACCTACAACGGCGACTGCGAAGACTACGCGCGCGAAATATACCAACAAGTGCGCGAAATAGACCAACTCGTCGCACCCAAGTGGAATGGTACGCCACTCGAATCCATGGCCGCGGTGCTCCAAATGTACGTACCGACCATTGAACAGGGTGCCGTGGCGTCTTTTGCCCACACGAAATACATCACGTACGCCGCCAAATACCGCAACCACATCTGGGGCGCGCTCCATCCGCGGCACGCTTGGCTCACAAACGTGGAAATCACGTCGGGACAGCAAGACATGCTCGAACAAGGCATGCGTCGTCTGTACGACAAGTGGCCCAAACACCCGTGCGAACCGTTTTTGCCGCTTCTTCACCTCGAAGGCACCGGCGACGTTTTGCCCGTCGTGCTTCCGCGCGTTCCCAAAACGGTGGCCAAATTGCAAGAGGCCAAGTGGGCTCTTGAGACCACACACCCGGAACTGAAACGCATGACGTCCACCGACATGAGCATGCAAATGCACCACGCGTCTGCGTTTTACAAATTTGCGGTGGCCTGCATGACCGATGTCTTTTCCGAGTGTGGATGGCTCGACTACACGTACGTGTCGGACACCAAATACGGTGCACCGTTTGCGCAATGGGTCCTGGGGGAAGCGCGAATGCGACCCTCGGCCTCGCACAGTCACGACACCATGGCCAACATACGGAAAATCATCACCGTAGAACGACCGATACGTCCACTGCTGACCACGTCACTGTGCCTGCAAGCACCGCGGCCCTTTAAGCGCTTTGTACGCTACGGTCAAAAGACACCGATAGAAAAGATACACACGAATCGAGACACACAACTGGCCACTTACAAAATACACGATTGTACATGGTATGAAATTTACTTTAAAGTTTAATTTAACGGGGGTATTGTGTAAATCCCATGCGAATCTTATCAATGGGGTCCACTCCTTCGCGCTGCATCACGTGCTCCATACGCTGCACGCTGGCAAGTTCGGCCGCGAGCTTGACTCCGGCCTCTTTGACGCTCTCGTCCACGTACTCCAAAAGGTCCTTGCCAAACACGAGCAGTGGTGAATCTTGCAGCTCGACGCCCTTGGGTGCCCCAAAGTAACGGTCTTCCGGTTTCTTTTTAACTTGCATCGTGGCTCCACTTTTTCGCGTAAAGTAGCTTCCAAGGCCGGTGCACGATTTAAAGTCGGTCACCTTGGCCGGCGGCAAAGGGACGACCTTGCCGCCTTCCTCCACCTTGCCGCCTTCCTCCTTGTAGGGCGCGCGCACTTCTTTTGTCTTCCTGTCTTTGCTGAAGATGTTGTGGTTGATAAGCTCGTCCTGCGTGAATGGAGCCGCCACACTGAGCGGAACGAGACCGTACGCGGCGTGGAGAAGCCCAGACACTTCCTGGTCGTGTTCCACCCCCCACGTGTCGCCGTAGCGGCCCAAGTCTGGATTTCCGCCCAGAGTTTCGGTGACAAAGGTGCGAATAAACGCGGCGCCCGACCCATCTGTCCACTCGCCGTCCATTGCCTCATTGAAGGCAGGCTTGAACTTGAGCTCGCGGGTCGTCTTACCTTCTTTGGTGGTGACCTCCATTTTGAAGTGCGGGTTGTACTCGAGGTATGCGCTCTGCCATGCGGTGACCGCCTCAACGCCGAGCTTCGAAAGCATGTCATCCGTTGCTTTGAACAAATACTTTTCAGTCACTTTGCCCCCGCGTTCCGAACGCGCGACGAGCACAGGTTCTCCGAGGCAAAAGTCAGCGCGAAAAACCGCTTTTTCAAGCAGTGCGACCACCCGTTCGTCGACCCACTTGAGACCTTTGGGCGAACAAAACATCTGGCCATTTTCGTACTTGACGACCAGAGCCTGGGCCAATGGACTCTCCTCGACGCGCTCGTCCAGAATTTGGATGATAGGGAGCTTACTACGGCCCAGGTCGACACCCACGGGCAGAAGATGGAAGAAGCTTTTTTCATGGCCTGATTTGGGTTGCTTCAAGTACTCTTCCCAGAGAAGTTTTAGGGCCATGTACAGGGCATATGCGGCTTTACCGCCGTCTTCGGGCGCGCTGACAGCGGCAGGCGACGCGGAAGCGGTGCCCGAGTCTGTACGCGCACGCTTGGACTCCGGTTGGGACTCTTCCTTGGACTCCGGTTGGGACTCTTTCTTGGACTCCGGCTTGGTGAACGTTTTCATGGTGGGGGTGGACATGGTGCGTGCTGGTGTGTGTGTGTGTGGTTATACAGGTAATTTCTTATGACCAACTTATGTCTATTTTTTTTAGAATTTTCTATTCAAAATAGAGACCCTAATCTATGGAGCAATGGGGGTCGGAGCCACACAATTGATGCAAGATATCCATACCTGATTCAATCTCGGGCAGCATTTTTCCGAGAATTTTCAGGGTCTGGCGCATTTCGGGCATGACGACATTGACGTCTTGCATGGTCGTGCGCACTTCGGTCGTTATCGGTGCCAAATCCGCGAGTGTTGTTGCGGCACGTGACGCCACGACCAACATAATCACTACCTGTATCAACACGAAACATAAAGTCGCCGCGATGCAAGATGGAAAGATGTATCGTCGCCACGTCGGCGGGTCGTCCGGACCATCCAGTAGACGGAACTCCATTTATTTTACAACGTTGCTTTAAATATAAAAGTTGGATTCAATTCGAATGGATTATTTACAGGCGTTATCCACGCAAAAAATGCATCTCATTCTCGCCGTGACCAAAGACAACGTCATCGCCGTCGACGGTCAACTGCCGTTCCATATTCCGCACGACCTCCGGTGGTTTCGCATGAACACGTACGGATGCGCCGTCATCATGGGGCGCAAAACCTGGGATTCGCTGCCCGTCCGCCCCCTACCGGGGCGTCTCAACATCGTCCTGAGCCGCACGCCCCAGCGGTCGCAAGACCGCAACGTACGTTGGGTCACGTCCATGAAAGACGCAGTGGCCTACGCCTACCGAAAGCGTAGAATGCCCGTGTGCATCGGAGGTCGCGAAATATACAATTTGGCGATGCCCTACGTCAAACGCATCATTATCACGCGAATTCACGCCGCCGCACCGGCGGGAAAACAGCACGTGCGCATGCAGTGCTCGGGTCGCTGCGTCTGGAGGTCGCGCACCTTTCAGCACGGCGACCTGCCCTACCACTTCGAACTGCTCACAGTATAAAGGCGACCCTTATGTTAGGAATATGGTAAGAATCGTCGGGTTGGACCCCGGGTTGCGAAACATGGGTTGGAGTGTCTTTGATACGGAGAAGGGCGAGTTTGCCAGTTTTGGCGTCTACGACATGATGAAGGGCCAGCCCAAGTCGATGAAGACCAAGTACGAGGAGCTCGTCTACGCCTTTTGCCAGAACAGCCAGGAAGTGCTGCAGACGGCCGACGTCATCTGCATCGAGCGGCAAATGGTGGCGAAATTCAAGCAGATTGCCACGGCGTTGCGCTGCTTCAACTGGGAAACGGCCGTGCTCGTGGCGCCGCGGTCTATGCGCGTGCATTTTGGAATTTCGACGGGTGCCTATCGCACCAACAAAAAGGCGTCCATCGACATTATTCCCAAACTGGCCATCTCGCAGCGCAACAAGGATTGGTTTCGTTTGCTGGCCAAGGCCAAAAAAGACGACATCGCCGACGCCATGCTGCTGGCGCTCTACTGGGCCGAGGCCAAAATCGCCAAAAAGAGAAAGAAGCGCGCCGCGGCCCCTAAAAAAAATAAAAAAAGACGTTTAACTTGAAATTAAAAATCAATCGTATATAAACTTGATATTCACCCACAGATGTTGAGCCTCGTCAATCTCGAGTTTCGCTGCGAAGAGAAAAATGACGTGTGGACTACCTTGGAGCCGTTTAAAAAATTCAAAACGTGTCTCGAGCAGCAAATATTCGGTTACAACGCGCTTATACAAGACTGTAAAGACCTAGACGAATCCGAACTTCGTTTTTTTCAAGAACTGGACGACGATGTCGACATTGCACTTATGTGCGGCCTACTCGTCGACAAGGGAGCCTTTAATGTCATCATCCACGGTCTGGAAGACGACCTTGGAAACTGCTACGAAAATGGAGACCACGCCGCGGACGAGGACGGCCCCACTGCGTATAGTGTGGAGATTATCGTCGCATATGAACACGACGACGATGACCCAGACGACGAGAATGCACTTCACTTGATTGACTTGAGCGTCGATTACCCGGGGTTGCTGTACTTTCTACAGCACAAAGATGAGCACGACGCGTTGGCACGCAAGCAAGCGTATTCCGACGCCGTGACAAGAGACAAATCCTTTCTCATCAAACGCTATTTACAAGATATTGGCGAACTTGAACCGACGGTATACAGGTGTTACGTGTCAAAATCATAAAACAGTTTTATTTTTTACAAAGACGTTTATGTATTTTCCAATGTTTTTTCTGGCACTCCCTGGAGCAGTACCCGACGCGTCGACACTTGCCGCACAAATAAATACCATTGCGAGGACACCCCTCCGACTGGCACTGTTGCTTTTCCATACACACTATTGGCCCTGCGTCGCGGGCGTGCACTTTGTAGTAAGTCGCGTGTTTCAATCCTCGCAGCCGAACGCGGCGCGACTCCTTGTATGTAATGTATCCTCGCGCGATGTGGACAGTTTTTGGCAGCAGCGTTTGAAGCAGGTCGACGCATGCCAAAGGGATAAGCCAGCAGCAAATGACGGCGTCGAACAGTGTCGACCTGGACCCGTGCAGTCTGAAAATCTGGTACTGGTGACCCTTTCCCGAATTCGGTGGAAAACATCGATTTTCGAGCTTTCCCATGGTATCGTTAAATATGCGCATCGTGGGGTTGTCCCTTTCGTCGTTCCGGAGCATGAAAACGGCAACTTGCGGGCACGTGGCAAACCATTTTTTGGCGTTCGGCGTCAGTATATTTCTCCAGTTGTGCATGTACGTCGTCGTGTTAAACACGCGCTTGCTCGTGAACGAGTACAGTTTCTGGCTCATGGCGTCGTTGCTGTATCCACTGTTGAGAGGGCACGTGAGAGCATCACCGGGATTTAAATCCGCGGTCGCGATGACCATGATACCCGGCGTGGTCAGGTCGCGCTTCGGCGGATTGTATCCCACAGACGAGGCACCGTTCTCGTACGTCGTCAGCAGCGTGCACAGTGTGCCTGGGTCGTGGATCATGGCGTCGTCCAAATATATCTTTAACACTTTGCAGTTGGGCTCCGCGTCCTCCCCTATGAACACCATGGACGGCGATATGCCGAAGAAATCGCGTTCGACTACGGCTCTTTCCTCGTAGATAACGAGCCCCTTCTCCGCCATTCTCGAGTACCCGGCAAAGCTCACGAGTTTGACGGCCGCGTCTTTTGTGTGGCCGCACGTGATCATGAGCTGCTGCACCAAGCGCAGTTCCTCGGCGTCCAAAAGGTCGTCGCTCCGCGTGTCGGCGATGTCCTTTTGACGCGAGGCATACGTGTCGCACAAGCCCGGCACCGCGGGATGACTCACAAGAGCCTGCCACGTGGGAGCATGCGCTTGCATCTTTTCCAGGTATGCGACGCTTCCGCGCGGAACGGCACGCGTGACGACCACCTGACCGTCAACATACATCATCGTCGCAAACCATACTGTACCAGCACACAACTCTCACACAAGTTCACACAGGTTCACACAACTCTCACACAACTCTCACACAGGTTCACACAAGTTCGCTCGTAAAGTTTTATACAATGTATGTTAAACTACGTAGATTTTCACTATAAACTCTATTGAAACATGCGTGACGTACGGTATGTGGAGGCTCGTGTTGATTCTTGCGCTTGCCTCGGCGCGATACTTTAGCGTTTCAGATACAGTGACCATGATGGACTGGACCGAGGATACCCTTCCGAGATATGCCGCAATGATGCGCTGGTCGCAAACCTCTTTTGGAGGCACCGTTCCCATCCACAGCGACGTTGTCGACGAGGGGCGGCACGGCCCCGTGAATGCCGCACTAACGCCCATCTATGACGCGCTCGGCGTCGGAGTCTCCGGGCCCTCGGCGTCGGAGTCTCCGGGCCCTTCTTCACCGGTTCCATCGACCGATTCGTGCAGGAATTTGTGTACTTGCACGAAATTGGTCATGCCAGTACCGAACATGTGCTGGCTCAGTTCCTTCCGGACGTCCAGCGCGCCATGCACGGGCGTCCGGAGGCCTGCATTGCGCCCGTACTCAGCGGGGCGACCGTCGAAGTGTTGGCTGACCTGTCTGCTGCTTGCTATATGGCCCTACAGCCGTGTTTCGATGCGAGCTCCGTGAAAACGGCGCTGAAAAACGGCGTGTTCGACACGGGATGGTCTGGACACCATCCTCCGGGCCATCAACGCGTCAAGTACATCGATACGCTGTGGCGGAATCTCGCAGGGCGAAAGACGCTCGATTTTGTCGAAGATTGTGTGCCTCTCATGAGAGAGCAGCTGATGCACTTGGACGAACAGTCTCGTGATTTTGACCCCTCGGGATTTTGCGCATGAGATTTTTTTTTCAGCCGAGGTGTCAAAAGTTCTTTCGCCGATAGAAAAAATCTCTTTCGCGAATAGAAAAGTTCAGCCCCGCGATATTTTTTTTTTCCAGCCGGTGTCAAAATCTCTTTCGCGAATAGAAAAAATCTCTTTCGCGAATAGAAAAGTTCAGCCCCGCGATATTTTTTTTTTTCAGCC